GGACGAAGACGACTCCGCCCTCCTCGATCGAGAGGAGGTCGCTGATATCCAGAGGGCCGTCTCCCTCGGGGACGGCGATGTATCCGGTGGTGCTGAAATCTCCGACATGCTGGTGGATTTTCCACAGACGGCCACTCGGGAGAACACCGGGATCGTCGGTGCACACGAGGTCTTTCTGGAAGCTGCCATTCTCGGAAAGATTCACCCGGCCGGTCCCCAGGAGAATCTGATTTCCATCCTGGTCGGTCCACACGGACGGATACGGCTCGAAGACCACGTACTGGTTGCGCCCGTTTGTGCCGTCGTACGGCTTGCCCGTCACGGGGTTCACGTACGTTCCGGTGACCGTGCGCTGGGTGGGCAGAGCCATTCGGGCCTCCTCGGATGCTGAGAGCAGCGTAGACGGAGGTCAGGCCGGATGGGATCACGGAATGCAGAACACCCCGCCCATCTTCCGGATGAGCGGGGTGTCGGTCAGCCCTCTTCGGGCGTCCAGCGGCGGCCGTAGCGGCGCTTCAGGCCCGTCTTGCGGACCTCGCGCCACGGGTCGCGGACCGGGCGTCCGTTGCGCTTGTCCTTGTGAGGTGCACAGAGACGGCACCCCTTCCACTGGCGATGCGGACTGTGCGCCATCGCGTTCCTTCCCCACCAGCCCCGCCGTGGGGCTGAAGTGGGAAAGGCGCGTCAGGAGTCATGCCGGAACTGTACCGGCCGGGCTCACAGCTTGACGAGGAGCTTCGTGTTCTTCTTGAGCTTGCGGTTGTAGCTGCCCGACATCACGAAGACCTTCAGGTCCGGGTTGAACCCGGCCTTCACCGAGAGGGTGCCGTTCGTGCGTCCGTCGGGGCCGAACAGCAGCTCGCGGGCGTCCTCGCCGCCGTAGACCTTCCGGGTCTTCTTGTCGTAGACCAGGACGTCCTTGTTGGACTGGACCGAGACGCGAACCCCCAGCTCGTAGTACGCGGAGCGCGGGCGGTAGGGCTTCTCCGTGTGCTTCTCGACGAAGTCGCGGATCTCCATGCCGTCCTCGGCCGTCTCCACGTCGTAGATCTCGTAGGAGCCCCGGCTGAGCGGCTTCAGCACGGCCTTCACCGTGTTGATGTCGATGTCCTGGCCGACCGCGAAGAGGCTCTTCGTGCCGCGAACGCCCGCCTCGCGCCCCCGCAGGAAGCTCGTGGCCGCCGCCTTGACGGTGCCGATGGCCTCCTCGACGCCCTTCGTGGAGTCGGCGTCCCAGGTGGCGATGTTGCCCGCCGGGAAGCCGTAGGACTGGGCGGTGCGCTTGGCCAGCGAGCTGGGCACGAGGATCGCGGACGTCCAGTGGTCGGCGAGGCCGCCCATGACGGTCTGGATCCGGCGCAGCCAGCGGTCGAGCTGCTGGCGGTCCTGCACGCCGCCGTACGGGGAGGTGTGCATGTGGCCGCTCTCGGAGCAGCCGGAGGCGTTCTCCTCGCCGTCGGTCCACACGACCTGGAGGAAGGAGTGCTCGCCGTACTTCTCGGAGACCTCCGTCTTGAGGTCTTCGAGAGAGAGCACGGACGCCTCGATCAGCGAGGTGGCCCCCCGGTCGACGTGGTAGACGCCCTTCATGGACGGCAGCGCCTTCACGTCCATGTCCCAGACGAGGCACTTCACCTCGTGGTCGAAGGCGTAGAGCGAGATGCGGGTCTCGTGGCCGAGCGCGTCGGACTCCTCCTTGAGGCCCTTCACGAACTCGTCCACGACCCGGATGACGGTCGACTCGTGCTTCTGCATCGAGCCGGACTTGTCGATCACCAGGGCGACGTGGTTGACCTTGTGCTTCTTGAGGACGTCGGTGGTCACGTTCTTCTCCTTGATCCTGTGCGTTTTGTTCTCGTTCTCGTGGCTTGTTCTTGCGTGGTTCCCACTCTACTAGCTGCCACTGACAATGCGATCTGACCTGCGCTTTTGCGCTCCAGGCGTGTGGCCTTGTGGCAGACTGCCGATCAACGGTGGCCAGGGAGGCGTGCATGAAGATCGGACTGACTGGCGGGCAGGGCTTCATCGGGGGGTGGGTGCGCCGGGAACTGCTGCGGCGCGGCCACGAGGTGGCCGTGTTCGACCGTTACCCGCGCACTCCGATGGCCGACGGGGAGTCCTTCTTCCTCGGCGACATCGAGAGCCCCACGGCGGTCACGGAACTGGCCGCTCACGTGGACGGGATCATTCACCTGGCAGCCGTGCTCGGAACCCAGGAGACGATCCAGAATCCCCGCCCGTCGGCCGCGACGAACATCCTGGGCGGTCTCAACGTCTTCGAGGCGGCTGTGCAGTACCACCTTCCGGTGGTGTACGCGGGCGTCGGCAACGCCTGGATGCGGGATCACGCGACCGGCAGCTATACGATCTCGAAGACCTGCGTCGAGGACTACGGCCGCATGTACAACGCCTACCGGGACGGCCTCGTCTCGGTGGTCCGGCCGGTCAACGCGTACGGCCCGGGGCAGTCCGTCGCGGCGCCGTACGGGCCCTCGAAGGTCCGCAAGATCCTGCCCGCCTTCACCTGCCGGGCCCTGACCGGCACGGCGATCGAGGTCTACGGCGACGGAGAACAGGTCTCCGACTGTGTCTACGTGGGTGACGTGGCCTCCGCCTTCGTCACGGCCATGGAGCACACGATGGCCCACGGCCCGCTGGACAAGCCCGCCGAGGTCGGGCCGGTGGAGTCCTGCACCGTCAACGACGTGGCCCGCCTGGTGGCCCGGTTCGCAGCCGAATCGAGCGGACGGGAGCCGGTCGAGATCACGCATCTGCCGATGAGGCCGGGCGAGGTTCCGGGTGCTGTCGTACGATCCGACACAAGCACGCTGGAGCCCCTGGGGATCGACGCCCGGGACTTCGTCTCCCTGAAGGAGGGCATCCGGCGCACCGTCGAGTGGTACGCCGAGAACTGGCTGCCCTTCTGGAAGGCGACCCAGTAGTGGACTATGTGATCGTTCCCCTGTGGCGCCGGGCCGGATTCGCTGCGGCATGTCTGCGGCGGCTGGCCCGCGCCATGGACGGAGGGGTGCGCGTCATGCTCTCCGTGGACTGCGGCCACGACGAGGAGACCTTGGCCGTGGCCAAGGAGTTCGAGTACGCGCACCCGGGCCGGGCGGCCCTGAAGGTGCGCGAGATCGACTACCCGAGCGGCAGCTACAACGTCTTCACCGCGATGGGCGAGGCGCTGGACTGGGTGGGCCCCGACGACCTGGTGCACGTCCTGGAAGAGGACATCCTGATCGGCACGGGGTACTTCGGCTTCCACCGGGACACCCACAAGCTGGCGCCGGGCGCCTACTCGGTGAGCGCCTGCGAGAACATCTTCCTCGCCGACGACGTGCGGGTGCCGAACCGGCCGGATGCCGTCTACCTCTCGGGCGCCTTCCAGGTGTGGGGATCCAGCTACCGGCCGGAGAGGATCGGGAAGATCCTCAAGAGGCTCCGGCCGAACTACTTCCCCGAGATGGGCGCCGCCGTGACGGCCGAGTTCGGCGAGGAGAACATGCTGCGCACGGGCCCGCTGTACGACGGCGTGATGGCCAACGACATGGCCCAGCAGGGTCTGCACGTCGCCTTCCCGTTCACGCCCCGGGCGTACCACGCGGGCTTCGAGGGCCTGAGCTACGGCGACATGGCACTCACCGGCCCGGCCGAGGAGCAGGCCGACGCCATCCTTGAAATGTCCGGCGAAGAACTCAAGGCGCGTTGCACTCTGCCCGGCGCCCGGTTCCGGCCGGTCGACCTGGACCGGAACCCGGGGCCGGTGAAGCGGGTCACCGCATTCTGATCAGCTCCAGTACACGTAGAGCACGGGACGGAGCTGGAGCCATACGTCGGGCCCGTTGAACAGGTTCAGCCAGGAGATGACGTACCTGACGTCGGGCGGCACGACGGGGGCGACGTGCTCCTGGGCGTGCCCGGCGTTGTCGAACCCCATCGACTTGGCCAGGTGGTCGGCCGCCTTCAGGCGGTCCTCACGCTTGTCGTCGTCCTTCTCGGCCGCCTTCAGTAACCGGTCGACGAGCCGTTTGGCCGTGGAGTCCAGCTTCCGGCCGTCGCGGCTATCCATGTACAGGCCCTCGAAGGGGTAGATGCCGTACGGCATGGGCACCACGCGCGGCTCGATGCCCGGGTGCAGCATCGCCTCTTCCTGTTGATCGATGTGGTCGCCGTACCGGCTCCAGCCGCTGTAGCCGACCGGCTGGATGAGCAGTAGATCGCGGAGCCCAGCATCCGAGCGGCAGGTCACAGGCCAGTCGAGCACACCGTCCTTCTCGCGGGCCGCCTTCACCATCTCGATCGACATCATCACGTCGAACCAGGCGTCGGACTGCTCCATGTCGTCGCCGCCGCGCCTCTCCGCGTCGCGCAGCGCCTCCAGGTACTCCAGGTACAGCGGGGCGAAGTCCTCCACGTAACGGCTGGCGCCGTCGAGGCTGACGCGCGGATCGGTCAGCCGTCCGCGCTCGTCACGCTCCAGGCCGGTCAGCGCCCAGCCGAGTTTCTTGTGCAGGCGGATGCCCATCTCTTCTCCTTCGCGAGGTCGAGCCGCCCGGCCTGAGCCGGGCGGCCGTGCCGGTCAGTAGACCGGTGGTTCCTGCGGGTTGCCCATGTCGATGGCCCGCTCGGGCCCACAGGCGTTGTACAGGGCTGCCACGGCCGGGCCAGCCTCGTCGGCCTCGCCGGGATAGGCGGCACCCTGCGGGCGCATCTTCCGGCGCCGGGCCGCGTACAGCTCGGCGGTGAAGGACTCCCCGCCGACGGCCTTCAGGTCGGCGTACGCCTGTTCCAGCTCGGGCAGCGTATCGCGGGTGATCTCTTCGACGTCGCTGCCGCCCCATACGAAGACGTCCGAGACGTTGGCGTACAGCGTCAGCTCGCCGTCGTCGACCCGCCAGAACAGGTCGCCGTAGCTGTCGGCGTGCGACAGGGAGAAGATCTCCATGACGCGCGTGGCGAACGGAGTCTGAAGAGGCGGCCGGTCCGGGTTGTTGCGGTGCACGATCGCGTGCGCCGCCTGGCGGGCGATGGCCCACATCTCGCCACCGGAGAGACGGAACGGCTCACCGCGCCGGACGGCGGCCGACGAGTTCGGTCCGAGGTGGACGGTGATGTCCTTCAGGGCGGGCTCGATCAGGTCGGTGAGCTGGTCGACGGTGTACGAGTCGTACCCGATCGAGGGGTAGCCGTCGGTGTCGGTGAACACCTTCGACATGCTCACGGTGGGCTCCGGCTTGATGCCGAACTCGCAGCCACCCCACACCCGGGAGTGCCTGCCCTTGATGCGGCACTCCCGGTGACATCCGGTGAAGTCGGTGTCGTCCGTCACAGCTTGTCCTCCTGCGATCCACGGGGCGCCGGGCGCGGGTTCCCGGTAGTGGGCACGAAGCGCTCGTCCGGGTCCAGTTCGGCATGGTACGAGACGCCGAGGATGGCGGCGGCGGCGCTGTTGTACTCGACGTCCTTGCCGGGGCATCCCGAGCAGATCATCCGGAAACCGGTGCCTGCCTCCGGGTCGCCGACCGCGTAGACCACCTCGTTCTCCAGAGTCCTGACGATCTTGCTGATGCGCTCCAGGGCCATCAGACCAGCACCACCGTGTCGGGGCGGTCGGCGTGGCAGCGGACCAGGCCGCGCCGGACCAGCTCGTCGAGGGCGGCCGTCGGGATCGTCATGGCGACGACCTTCTGTGAAGCGCAGGCGAGAGCCGTGAGGTGGATCAGCGAACGCAGGGCGAGGTCGCTGATCTTCCAGTACGAGGCGGCCATCACCAGCCGGTCGACCGTGGCCGTGGTGCCTTCCTCCGGGTCACTGAACTCGGCTTTGACGATCGCCGTCACGGGAACGCTCATGTCTTTCTTCTCCTTCCGGATGGCCGCTCTCCATTGTCGGCCACTGGTGAAATCCTCGCAGAAACCCGACGGCCGCAGTGTCCAGGATTGGTCACTGCGGCCGTAACGAGCGTCACACCGAAGCGGGAATGAGCGGGTTCTCGAAGAACCGTCCGTTGTCCTCGTAGCTGGCCCAGGGCTGGTTGTAGGAGTGGCCCTGGTTCGACCGGCAGCCGTACTTGGAGGTGGGCCGCATGGGCTTCACTCGCAGCTTGATGCGGCAGTCGCAGACCAGGGTGGTCACCACCGGCTCGTCGATGCGGCTCACCGGACCACCTCCAGCTTCAGCACCTGCATGGCCGGGAGCTGGACCATGGACCCCGATGCCACGGCCCTGGCGATCTGGTCGTACACAGGGCGGCCCGGCAGGGCCAGCCAGACGCAGCCGTTGTCACGGGCTGCCCGGCGCCATCCCGGTGACGTCGTGCTCCACGCGGCCTCGAAGCGCATGCCCATGAAGCTGCCGCCGGTTCCCTCCACGGTCAGCATCACGCCGCCGGAGCGGACCTCGCAGTCGCCGACGTCGTCGGCGCCCCACGGAGCACCCTTCTCCAGGTCCGCCCGGGGCGCCTCGTGGATCTCGAAGACCCGCCCCAGGGCGTCCTCGATGTCTGTGTCGTCGGAGGCCATCAGGACGATCGCCGCGCTGCGGCCGTCGTCGTACACCCGCAGCGCATTCATCGCGTGCGTGTTATTCGTGCTCTGCACGTTCATCCTCACGTTGGACTTCTCTCTTTCCGGAAGGGGCCGCCCGGCGGGCGGCCCCTGGTCACTTCTCGTCGCTGGCCGGGCGGTCGTACATCTCACGCAGAGCGCGCACCTCGCGCGCCTTCTGCATTCGCAGGAAGACCGAACCGGCCCACATCACGGTGAACGAACCGGCCCACAGCTCTATGCCGTCCGGGAAGGATCCGGTGACCAGCCACCAGACTCCGCTCACCACGGCGGCCGAGACGAACCCCAGGATCGCCTGATGCACCAGCTCTACGAGCGGTGGGATCTTCACGCGTCTGCACCTTCCGTCAGCTTTGGCATCTCGAACCGGGCGAACACGCCGCCCGCCCCCTTGTGGCGCCGCAGAGCGGCAGCCACCTGCCAGCCCCGCTCGGTCAGGCCGAACTTCGCCCACGGCATCAGCAGCCACTCGACATGACCGGTGAGCAGGTCACGCGGACTCGGGTCGCTGAGCGCGTGGCCGTCGGGACGCAGGTAGGACTGACCGGTCTGGCTGACCTTCGGCATGTCCACCGTCACCAGGCCCGCGTCGACCAGGTCCATTAGGGCGTCGACCTCACAGTGGTCAGCGAGGATCACTCCGTGGTCGCCGTGAGCCGGAGGCTTCAGCCGTAGCCCGTACTCGGCGCCGTCCTTGAACGGCCCGAAGCCGATCTGGGCCGTCTTGCGGGCCGCGTACAGCATCGGCCAGTGCTTCCGGGAGACCTGGACCTTGTCCCAGTCCAGAAGCCCGTGCCAGTTGACCACGCGCTCGTCCACGTACCCGAGCAGCGACCAGTGGCTCTTGCCCCAGCGCTCCGGGCCGATGCGCTCACGCTCGGGCCGGTCCTGCCACTGGGGTCCCTCCTTTGCGATGTCCTCCAGATCTCTGGCGAACCTCATGACCCTCTCCTTTCCGGCCGCACTGTGGGGGAGCGGCCCGGTCCTTCAGGTGAGCTGCGCGTCGACAGCTCGGGCGAGATCCACCAGGTGCCCGAAGATCGAGCACGTGTGGTCCTCGCACGTCTTGCGATTGTGGTCCGAGATCAGCTCGGCGTAGTTCTTGTCCATCGCCGCGACCTCGGCAAGAGCGCCGACGATGGCACGCACCGCATCGGGCCCCAGCAGGGAGGCCATGTCGCCGGTCGCCCCGCCCATTCCGTTGACCATGCCGTCGCGGTAGGCCGTCGCAGGCGGGTAGCAGGCGTAGTAGCGGTCCGTGCGGAGATCGTCCTCGACCTTGTCCACGTGCTCGGCCAGGGCCTCGGAGGCGCGCTTCGCCGCGAGACCGTTGCCGCCCGCGTTGTCCGCGAACTCCGGCTCATGCCGGTCCCACTCGTGCATCGTGATCTCGGTGTGCATCTCCTCGACCGAGAACGAGCCTCCCTTGAAGGCGTGCACCACCTCGCGGTGTTCGCCGTTGCGGCAGTCGTTGCAGACGATGACACTGCCCGCGATCACCTCGTAACGGCTGAGGTCAGCCATCCTTGCTCCCCTCGGGAAGTACCACCGTGACCTGGTGGAACGAGTATCCGGGGTCTTCGCCACCGGGCTTCACTTCGCGGGCCACGTGCTCCTTCACGGTGAGCTGGATGCCGTCCAGTTCGATCTCGTCGTCGATGACGAACGCGACCGCCGGGTCCTCGTCGGGCACGTAGTGCGCGAGGATCGGCATCCGGTACTCGGTGTCGTCCGGGTACTTGATCGAGTACAGGTACTCGACGACGTCGCGGGCCGTCTCGGGGACGGACTCGCCACGGAACCCGAACAGCGGGTACAGCTCCTCGGGGAGCTGCGCCGTGATCCAGCCGACGTTCGGCATCGGGAACCGGCCGGTACCAGCGGCTTCACTCATCGGACTCCTCCGGTGGGACCCAGCCTGTGTGGGCCGAGCAGTTGTGCTTGCATCCCTCACAGCCGCAGCGGCAGATGTTCGGGTCGGTCTCGTAGCCGGGGCACCGGCCTTCGGCGATCTGCGCGGCGGCCTCGGCCCAGTAGCACAGGTCGTGCCAGTCGCCCCGGATCACGGCGCGGCCGATGGCGGCCTGATGGGGGCCGGGCACGCCTTGTGCGTCCAGGCGTGCCGCCTCCTTCTGGATCTCGTCGTACACGTGGCAGCAGACCAGCTCGGCGCGGATCCGGTAGGCGACCTCGTCCTGCCTGTGCTTCACCGCTTCGCCTTCTTTCCGCTGTACCACGGAAGCGCCAGGCCGTCGTTCTCCTGTCGCGGAACCAGGTGAAGGTGCAGATGGAAGACGCTCTGCGTGGCTTCCTTGCCCTTCGAGGTGATCACATTCATCGGCCGGTCGGTCCACCGCATCAGTTCGGCCGCGCGGCGGGCCGTGTCGGCGAACGTCTCGGGGTCGGCCGCGAAGTCCTTGACGTGCCGCTTCGGGACAATGAGGCAGTGCCCTTCCGTCACCGGGTTGAGCGGGACGAAGGCGACTGCATCGTGCCAGGTGTCGGGCTCCAGGATCCACTCGACCGGCTCGCGCTTCGCAATGATCTCGCAGAACACGCAGGGCGCCGGAAGGATCTGGTCCTCGCAGCCACGGCAGAACACGATCGCCGGAAGCTCGTCCGCGTAAACCGGCTGCTGCCGCAGGGTCACGCCGCGAGCGCATTCCGGGTGAACGTAGGAGCCGAGGACGATGTACGCCACCGGTTCGGGCTTCTCGTACACCGTCACCACCATCCGATCAGGGAGCCCACAAACCAGACCATGCCGCCGAGGGCGCTGAAGCCGAGGAACAGGCACAGCAGGATCACCGCGCAGCAGCCCTCCGACTCGTCGCCGTTGGCCAGCTTGAACCAGCCGAGCACGAGGATGGCGCCAAGGATGATGGTGTTGATCCAGGTCAGGATGTCCATCAGCCTCGCACCACCCTCAGAATCCGGCGCCCCTCGCGCTCCGGGTCGTCCTCCTCGGTGACCCGGAAGGAGCAGTTCTCCAGGGCGAGGCAGTACAGCCGGAGCTTGTCGGCCTCGCGCTTGGGCGAGCCCTGATACCGGACCAGGGCCTCGTCGTGGGTCACGGCCTCCGTGGAGAAGATGTCCTCACGGAACGAGTTGGAGACCACCAGACTTCCGGCCCTGCGGCCGGTCTCCTGGCGGGTGCGCCAGGCGATGTCGCGCTCGGTGGTGCCGAACGCGATCTCCCTGGTCACGCTGTCGTCGGTGTTGTGCCCGGCGCTCACCAGGATCCCCTTGGCGCGCTGCGCCATGCTGAACTGGAAGGCCACGGTCTACACCTCCGCCACGTCGAACGGCAGCTCGGGCGAACCGGTCGGCCGGGCGCCGTCGATGAGCTTCTTCAGCCAGCCGTTCTCGGTGCGGGCCGGGGCCGTCATGATCTGCCCCTTCCACTGACGCTGGGACCGCGTTCCGTCCGCCTTCAGGATCCACCCCTCGGCGTAGACGGAGGGCGAGGTACGCCCGGCGACCTGCCAGGTGCCGGAGACCAGAACGTAGTGGATCTCCGCCTTCGTGAGCAGGATCTTCTTGCCGCGCACCGAACTGTCGGGGTGCGGAATCTCCGGGCCGTCGATGAGGTTCACGTACCGGCGCACGATCGACTCGCTGCGGGCGTGCACGAACTTCATCGCGTCACCGCCGAGTCCTGCGGCTCGTTCAGGTACGCCTCGAACTGCCGGGCCATGTTGACGGTCGCCCGCGCCGCCAGGGTCGAGTTCCACTCGGCCTCGTTGTCGCTGGTCGCGTAGCTGTTCACCCGGGCGAAGAACTTCAGGTTCTCGGCCACCACGCGTGAGGCCGCCTCAAGGGCCGCAGCCTTCACCTGCTGCCCGTCACTCAGCTTGTCCACTTTTTCTCCCTTCCGTGAACACGAGTCTACCACAACGATGTTGACGGCCTATGGCCTGAGCTTCACTCTGGCATATGCCGATCAGGTACGGGCATGGGCGACCCCCGGCTGCATCGCATCTGCCGGGGGTCGCCTTGGGTGCCGAGTATGACCGCGCTCAGTCCAGGAAGTCCTGGCCGATGGTCTTCAGCGCCTGCGTGACACCCTCGTCCGCCATGAACTGGTCGTGCTCGCCCTGCTGGATCTTGCCGTTGTCCAGGGCCCACTGAACGAGGCGGATCTGGACCTGCAAGGGGTCCGGCTGGAGCGGGCGGAACGCGGCGGGAAAGCTGCGTCGCCCCACCTTCCCGCTGGCGTGCAGCAGCGAGCCGAGGACCGTGCTCGCTCCGCTGTACCGCTCGATGACGCCCCGGCGGAAGATGTTGACCATCTCGGGCGACTCGCCGTCCAGCTCACCCTTGCCGACGCTGTTCTCGAAGGCATCCCTCTCCTGCTGGAGTACCCAGACCTCCTCGAACGCCAGGTCGACGGCCTCGATGAACGTGTTCACCTGCATGTCTCCTTCTCCCCTCTCTCGATTCCTACAGGAAAGCCGAGGCCGGGACACCACTGATGGCGCACCATCCGGCGTACTCGGCTTCGGTGACCTTGCCGTTGCGCCGGGCCCAGCCCATGAGGCTGTTCGCGGTCGCGGCGGATCCGTCGATCCAGCCCTGGGTCTGACCCTCGTCCTCGGTCGAGGGCGCGAAGACCGGGATCTTCCCGGCCAGCAGCAGGAGGGAACCCAGAACGTCGAGGGCTCCGATGAACGCCTCGTGGGAGGAGGCCACGCGGAGCTGGTCGATGACGCTCTCCGGGTCGCTGCCCACCTCTTCGCGGATCGCCTCGGACCTCTGACTGTGCCGCCATGCGATCTCGAACGCCTTGTCCAGACCCTGCTCGAACGTTGCCATCAGACCTTGGCCCTCACCTTCTGCACATCACTGTGCATGATTTCCCCTTTCCGAGGGTATCTCTTGCATCTCAAATGCAAGTTATCACAGGGGAGTTGACGGCCTGGGCCAAAAACCTCTGCGTCTTGCAGACAATCCGGCGAATCTGTATACCTGACCGGGAAAAGCACGACGCCCCGCCGGTTCAGACGGGGCGTCGTGCTCGGTTCACTCGGACGGGTAAGAGTCTCCACCCTGCGGAGCATCCGGGTCAGCCATCCACGCGTCGTACTGGACGGTGGAGATCAGGCCCTCGTCGACCCCCCACTTCATGAGGTCGATGCTGGCCTCCCTGCGACTGGGGCGCGGCGCCACCCCGTCCAGGGTGAGCGCGTCACGAAGCTCGTCCATCGCGTACTCCATGACGGCTTCCTGGTCCTTCAGCTTCCCGGCCTCGCTCGGAACGACCTGGGCAATCCGCCAGACCCGGTCCAGCTCGATACCCTCGGCCCAGGCCCGGGTCCGTGCGGCACGGACCCGGGCGAGAATGTCCCCCATCAGCCGAAGTACGGCTGGCCGGTGTGGTACGCGATGACCAGGTTCTCGACCGGCGCGAAGAGCGGCGTCGGCAGGTTGTCGATCGGGTGCCAGGTCCAGCCGAGGCACTTCTCCGGCTCCATCAGCTTCGGGTCGCCGGAGACCCAGTGCGACACCATGCCGATGTCGGCGTAGTGCTTGCCCTGGTCCGTGTACTCGCGCAGGTTCGTGACGCAGAGGAACCGGGGGCGGGTGACGTTGATCTCGTCGCCGCACTCCTCCTCCAGCTCGCTCAGGCCGGTCTCCTCGTAGGTCTCACCGAACTCCTGGTGACCGCCCGGCGTGCCCCACTGGCCCTCACCGTGGGAGCCACGGCGCTGACCGAGCAGGATGTGCAGCCTGCCCTCGAACTGCCGTACCACCAGCAGGCTGATGCCCACCTTCGGGCGCGGAGCGCTCTCGTCTCGCTTCACGTTCTTCTCCTCCGTCAGGCGAGCCGCATGCCGGGCTCGTCGGGCACCTGGACCATCGCGGTGGCAACCAGGGCGTTCATGACCGCCAGCATCTGGCGGTCCTTGTTGTCGAGCTTGTCCGGGTTCTTCTCGGCCAGCTCGTTCAGGAAGTCGGCGTGCTCCCTGGCCCTGCCCAGGTAGGCGCGGGCCAGGTCGCCACGGTCCGGCTCGTCGATGCGTCGCACGGCTCTCCTCAGATCCGGAAGACGGTGGACTTGCGGACGTTGACCGAGTTCGTGGTCGCCGCCTGCTGGGCGGATCCGCCCGGGACGAACGGCACCTGAGCGGCCCGCGACTGGGCGCCGAGCAGGTCCATGAGGAACGTGTTCAGGTCGCAGTGAAGGTGGTTGGTCACGTCGTAGCCCCGGCGGTTGACCGCCAGCCCACCCGTGATCGTCCAGTCCATCGACCCGGAGCCGCCGCCGACGAACCCGAAGGTGAGGGCGACCGTGCTCTCGTCGCCGTCCTCGTCGGTGTCGGTGACGCTCAGGATGTACTGCTTGCCGTCGAGCGAGATCGAGGCCGTGACGACCGTGGTCGTCTTGGTGCTGGCGCCGCGCATGCTGCGCAGGCACTCGGCCACCGTCGAGGGCAGGTGCTCCTCGTTCTCCACGGTGCGCATCTCGGGCAGCTTGGCCTTCTTGGCGCCCGCCGGGACGAAGTCCTTGCGGCCGTTGTCCGGGTCCTTGTAGATGGAGACGTACATGTCCCATCCGCTGGCCAGGGGCTTGGCCTTGCCGTCGATGAAGAGGTGGGACTTCTCCCAGCGCCACTTCCGGCCGTCGAGGCGGAACTTGATGGTCATCTTCGTCCGCTCGCCCAGGTGGGTGAGCAGGATCTTGCCGTAGCCGTTGCGCTCGACGATGGGCTCGACGCCCGTCTTGTCGAGCAGGAAGGCGTACGGCTCGTGGACGACCTCGGGCATGTTGTCGATGCTGAGCGTGGTCAAGCTCTTCTCCGTCCGATTCCGATGTGAGATGGGCCGAAAGCCCCGGGGTGCCGTTGTTCTTGGCCGGAGCGCGGGCGCCCCCGGGGCTCCTCCCTTTCTCCTGAAAACTACTCTACCACAAGGGAGTTGAGGATCTGGGCAGTCAGTCGATGTGGCGGCCGATGTACTCGACCTCGATGACCTTGACCTCTTCACCCTGTTCGCCGTACGCCCACAGGATGCGCTCGCCGCCGGGGCCGATGCGGATGTACGAGATCCACAGGTCGTCGCGGTTTCCGAAGCGGGGCTCGGGCTTCATCCGGTGCGTGTTCAGACCGGGATGGGCCGGATTGTCGGCCAGCTTCTCCAGCGCGGACTGGACCTGTTTCAACTTGCCCCGGTCGCCGGACTTGCGGATCTTCTTGATCCCCTTCTCGGCGGCCGGGGTGATCTCCAGCGTGAACCTCATGCCGCGTCCCCCCAGATCAGCGCACTCAGGTCAGCCGGGGTGGAAATCCGGCGCCCCCAGTCCCCCGCACTGCGGGACGCGCGGTTGTCCTGCACGGCCTGCGCCGCCTCGACCGCGCCGCGCTGGCCGAACGCCTCCTCCGGAGACAGCACCGGCCGAACAGCGGTCAGGTCCAGCAGTTCGCGCTCACTGATCACGACCGAGGGCGTCAGCGTGATCACGCCGTCCCCGTCGACCGTCACCGCGTACTGCCGGTCCTGAACCACCCGGTTCAGGTTGATCCGGCCGCGCGAGTCCGGCGACACCAGGATGACCATGGTCTCTCCCTCCCACTGGTGGGCCGCGCCCACCTCCTATGAGGAGCCTATTCTGAACTTGGCTGCCATTTCAAGAAGTTCAGACGGCGATGCCCACCGACGCGACCACCGAGCCCGCGTACTCGTCGGTGACCGTGAACTCCCGGCTGAGCACGGCTGCGATCCGCTTGAGGAGCGCCCGCTGCTCGAACTCCATCGACTCGTTGTGGATCCGGCACTGCGGGCACGTCGGGGGGAGGCCGCGCTTCAGACCCTCCATGATCTTCGCGCCGAGCGTCCTGCTGCGGCATCCCTCGCAGTCGTAGTGGTGCCGGTGAACCGAGGTCGTCACCGTCAGGCGGTCGGCCGACGGGTATACGTCCAGGTGGACATGCTCATTGCTGCGGACCCCCTCCGTGTACAGCAGATCCTTCACCGCGTTCACCTTGCGGTCCGCCGCGTCCATCGCTCCCATGATCTCATCCTCTCCGTCGGGGCCCATTCCCCAACGGAGAGGATATCAGCGGATCTTGATGGCCTGGGCCGAATCAGGAGGACCAGGGCCACGCGTCAGTCTCGGTGCGCACCAGGTACTGCCGGTTCGCGTTCACCGTCACACCGGGATATGCCGCCTCCATCGACGCCTTCCAGGCGCCCATCGCCGCCTCGGCTGCCGCGTCCTCGTTCTCCGTCACCGTCGAGCCGAAGCCGTTCGTGAGCGGGAAGGTCTGCTCGATGCCGGTGTCCACCGGGTTCTCGGGGTCCGTGTCGTTGAACAGCCACAGCCGGTACGTGACGGCGTAGGCGCCGGTCGGTATTGCCATGATCAACCTCCAGTCGGGGAAACCCGGCCACCCTACTTCTCACGTACGCCTTCAGGCCCCTGCGGCTCGCAGGCGGCCGACTGCGCTCGCCGACCACCCGAGGGGCGCCGCACCCGCCACCGGCCCGCAGCCGGGCGCCCAGCCACCTTCCTGCCTCACCCGCAGCGCGAGCCCCGCCAGCACCCCGCACCCGGCAGACAACAGAAGCCCAGAGGTCTTTCGAGCGCAGCGAGTCCATCCCTCCTCCGGCGGCGCGGAGCGCCGACGCGCTGAGGACGACGATGAAGGCTTGGCGGAAGACAGGTCAGGTGCGGGCCGGTGGGTGGGGAACCCACTCCGGCATGTGCCTGGCATGGCTGGAGCCAAGCCTGAAGAGGAGGACTTCTAGATACTTCTATAGGGGGTGGAAAATCGACGTTTCCCCAGGTCAGGTGGGCTACCGACTCTGTCATTTTCTGCCAGGGACGTTGACCTCATATGGTCAACCATATGGCCTACTTTGGCAACGAGAGGTCAAGGGTATTTCATGGCAAATTTGGACATCTCTACTAGCGTGAACATGTCATCAATGTGACCCCGCTCTCCCTGTCGCACCCTTCTCATACGCGGATAGAGGGAGTACCTTCTGGTGGACAAGGGGGCGACTTCTAGCTGCACTGCCGAGATCATTCTGCTAGAGTCGCAACTACGGAAAGGAGTGACCGGCATGGGACACGAGGCCAGCGTCATCGACGCGACCCTGATGAACGAGTTCGGGCAGTACGCCCAGACGGCGCCGTTCCCCATCTGGGTGGTGGCGAAGCTCAGCGAGGAGTTCGAGGCCCTGGGCCTGTACGCGCGGATCGCCTCCGCCGCGACGATGGAGGACTCCGACAGGATGCGCGTCACCATCTCGAAGGACTGGGCCGACGCCCTGTTCGGCGAGGACGGCGAGTGGAAGAAGCCAATGCAGTTCCTGCTGGACATCGAGGCGATCACGAAGGTCGCCGTGTACCGCAGCGGCAAGGTCCGGCTTCAGATGGAGGCGTACCCGCCCGACATCCGCGACGAGCTGGACGCTTACCGGCGCCCGAACGGCAAGCTGGTGGCAGCCTTCTCCTGAGAAAGGAGAAGGCCCCAGCGTGAACTGGGGCCTCGATCAAGCAAACTGACTGAAAGGTTACAGCGGAAGCCATGTCGGATTCAAGGCACTTCACCGTGGTCGACGACTGGGTGCTGCTGCACCCGGACGTGACGTCCACCGAGTACCGGATCTACTCGATCATCAAGGGCAACCTGAAGCACACCCACGGAGGTGTGCCCGAGACCGGCTTCCGCGCGACCGCCGCCTGGGTCAACGAGATCTCCAACGGCCTCGTGTCGGTGAGCACTGCGCACAAGGCGATGCAGGCCCTGGCTAAGAAGGGAATCCTGCGCAGGCTCAACAACCCGCAGTCCGGCGAGGGTGCCGACTTCGAGTTCGTCGTGGTGCCGCCGGAGGAGTACGCCGGACCCAAGAGCGTGATGGCCGAGGCCGCCGCGATCAGCAAAAAGAAGAGCCGCAGCGTGGTCTTCGTGACGGTGCCGCTGAACCGCAGGCCCCGTAAGGGCGCCCGCCAGCAGGAAGCGCAGGCGCAGGCGATCGTCCTCATGGACGAAGAGGCCGAGGAGCCGGAGCCCGAGTTCGACATGTCGGCCCTGGAGGATTCCGGGCCGACCGGCGCCGAGGCGGAGTTCGTCGTCGAGCTGGAAGAGATCACCGCACGGAACACCGAGCCCCGGCTGCGCCTGATGTCGGCCGCCTGCGAGCGTGTTGCCGCTGCGGTGCGCCCGGCGTTGGAGGCCGGATGGAACCCGCGCGAACTGGCGCTGCGGATGGCGGCCGAGCTGAACCCCCGGGTCAATGCCCCGGAGCGACTGCTGATCAGCAAGGCGGGGGACCTTGGCAAGCCGCCGAAGACGCGCACCGTGATGCCCGAGGCACCGAAGGAAGACGACCAGCTCAACCGGTACGTGCCGCCGAAGCAGTTCCACCAGCGGCCCGGCCTGGACATCAGCCCCGAGGAGCAGGAGAAGATCGACGCGAGGCTGCGTGAGTACCAGGCCCAGCGTGACCGGGCCAACCTGCTGAAGAGCTGAAGAAACGGATAAGGAGAACAAACGTGGGTGAAGTACGCGCCATTGCGGGCGGAACCATGGTCGACCCGCACGCGGAGACGGCCGTTCTGGGGGAACTGCTCGTCTCCGACGGCCACCCGCTCGACTGTCGTGACGAAGTCACCGACATCCTGCGGGACGCCGGGCCGGAAGTGTTCCACGACCCGCTGAACCGCAAGGTGTACGAGGCGTTCCTGTCCTGCTTCATCGACGGCGGCCACACCGACCCGGTGGCGGTCGTCGGCGCCCTGCGGCAGGAGGGGGAGCTGACCGCCGAGCTGTTCGACCACGTGCACAGCCTGCCGTCGAAGGCCGGGAACCTCGCGGCCTCGCACGGCGGGGCGCGGAGCCTGCTCGACCTGTACCGGCGGCGCATGCTGCACAAGGTGCTGGTGGAGTCCTCCGGCCGGGTCCAGGCGGGCGGCGGGTCCTACGGCGAGATCGCCGGGGAGGTCTCGGTGGTGGTGTCGGAGGTCATCGACACCTCCACGAAGGTGGAGACCACCTTCTCCGCATCGCAGGTCTCCGAGGCTGCCCTGGGGCACATCCTCCACGGGCGGACCATGGAGAAGGGCATCCCGATGGGGCTGCACGACATCGACGAACTGACCGGCGGCATGCGGCTGGGCCAGTTCATCGTGATCGCCGGGCGGCCCGGCCACGGCAAGACCACCGTCGGCGCCCAGGTCGCGCGGAACGTGGCGCACCAGGGGATGGCCACGGAGATCTTCTCGTTGGAGATGCCGAAGGAGGAGCTGGGCCAGCGCAACGCGTCGGCCGAGACCGGCATCCCCTTCGAGGACATCCGTGACGGCCGGGTGGACGCCGAGGCGATCGAGCGACTGATCGAGTACGACGCCAGCCAGGCCGACTACCCGATGACGGTCGACGACGACCCGGGCCAGACGCTCGGAGAGATCGCGCTGAAGGTCCGCAAGTCGGCCCGGGAGAAGGGTGCGAAGGTCTTCGTGATCGACTACCTCCAGCTCGTGAAGCCGGACAAGCCGACCGGCAACCCGACGGTGGACGTGGCGATCGTCTCGGAAGGGCTGCGCAGGCTGGCCCGTACGCTCCGGGTCATCATCATCGCGCTGGCTCAGCTCAACCGTGAGTCGGCCGGTCGCGACGACGGCAAGCCGAAGCTGACCGACCTGCGCCAGTCCGGCCAGATCGAGCAGGACGCGAACGTGGTCATCCTGGTCCACCTGCCGTTCAAGATCGATCCCGACACGGCGCGCGGCAAGGAGGCCGACCTGATCCTCGCGAAGAACCGAGGGGGCAAGACGGCCGAGCGGGTGATGCTGTTCGACGGCGCCCACAGCCGGTTCCTCAACCCGTCCGACATGCTCGCCGGGATCTCGTCGTGATCACGGGAGAGTTCCTGGTCTGCGACGATCTCGGTCCGCTCGGACGGCTGGCTCCGCCCGGCGACCTCTTCGTGATGGAGCCCCGGGACGTCAGCCTCGTGATCTCCGAACGCAAGTGGATCAACGAAAAGTACCTGGAGGCCGACGGGAAGGCCGAGAAGTACCGGAAGTGGCTGAAGACGGCCCACCTGCGGGGACGGCGTGACGCGATCCGGGAATGGTTCGACATCTGGACCATCGAGGCTGCGAAGTACGCCGTCTGCGACGGCTGGCTGCTGAGCGTCGTCGGCCTGCTGGAGATGGGCAAGCAACAGGCGATGAACGTGCCGAAGAACTTCTCGTACAACGGCTTCGGCCCGATCCGCGAGCTGACGAAGAAGGTTGTCGAGGCGACCGACGAGGAGATCATCGGGGGCGCCCGGTTCCGGGCGAAGCTCCGGTAGAAGCGCGAAGGCCAGGCGTCCGGTGTCCACCGGATGGCCTGGCCCCACTTCCTGCCCCTCGTGGGGCGGCATGTAGAGTATGGCAGCCATGGGTGACGGGTGGCAAGCCCCTTTCGAGGGGCTTGCCAGTAGAAGTGGCCCAGGCCATGTAGTAGGCTGTGGGTGAACCAAGTTGATGTTGGTTCACCCCTCGGAAAGGGTGAAGAGATGGTTGTGTCTGTGGGGCCCATCGCTCTGGCGCGGCCCGGATGGGGACTGAAGGAGGGCGCGGTCACGTCGCTTGTGTCGAACGACTCGGGAGGCAGGCCGGACGTCCTCTGCGCGCAGATGCTGCTGAACGCGGCGATCTGCGGAATGAAGGTGCTCGTGCTGCTGCCGGGGCTTCGGTCCGACGACGAGGTGTGGTCATCGGTCGGCCAGATCCTGGGCGGCGGGGACGGGCGCATGGCGGCCAAGGAGATGCGCCATCTGCGACTCGTCATGTACGCCTCCGGCACCGGCCGGGAGCACGTTAACAAGGCTGAGCTGGTGTACGCTCCTGGACTCAGCCCCTCCGAACTCGGCCGCCTCAGCGATGAGACGACGGCCCCGATCCTGACCCTCGCCGACCTCGAAAGCGAGACGGCGAAGCGGCTGTCCAGCGAAGTGATCCGCGTCGGCGGCGACACGATCGTCTACGACGCCGAGGGCTTCGAGGTTCCTGTCGTGTTCGACCCGAGCGGTCCGGTCTATCGCCCGGCATGATGGTCGTCGCACGCCCCGCTACCGGTGGGGCGTACGCGGCGCCCGGTGAGAGAGGTTGTGCGAATGGCACGAGGGTCAGGACTCAGGAACGTACTCGCGGCGCTGGACAGGAGCGGAAGTCGGGTCAAGCAGCACGGTGGGTACTACACCGCCCAGTGCCCGGCACACGAGGACCGGAACGCTTCCCTCAGCATCACCCAGGGCGAGAAGGGCGCGGTGCTCAACTGTCACGCCCGGTGCGCCACCGACGACATCCGCATCGCGCTCGACCTCAACTGGCCCGACCTGTTCGACAACGGCGGCCAGATGGGGGACGAGGACCGTCAGCTCGCGGCCGACCTGTGGATGCCCTGCCAGAAGAACGGCTGCGGCGGCCACAAGTCGGCCGAGTACCGGTATTCGGACGAGAACGGGAACTTCCTCTACGCGGTCGCGCGGTGCTCGCGCAAGGGTGACGGCTGCCCGCAGCCGTTCGCCCAGTGGGTGCCGGACGCCAGCAAGAAGTTCGGTAAGAAGTGGGGTCTGCCCTCCTCGGTGCGCCGGGTGCTCTACAACCTGGCGAAGGTGATCGAGGCGGCGAAGGCCGGGCGCCGGATCTGGCTCATGGAGGGCGAGAAGGACGCCGACCGGATGAGGCGGGACTTCCCCGATGAAGCGGTGACGACCATCGTCTCGGGTGCGGGCAAGTCGAAGTGGCGGCTGGAGTACGGCCGCTACTTCAAGGGCGCCTCCGAGGTGATCATCGTGGCCGACTGCGACCGCACCGGCCTGGAGTTCGCCGAGGAGGTGCACAAGCACCTGAGCAATGTGGTGACCAAGGTCAAGGTGGTGTGCTCGCCGCTCATGGCCGACGGCGCCGACTTCTCCGATCACCGTGATCACGGATTCGGTCTCGACGAGTTCGAGATCGTGCCCTTCACGCCGATCAAGAAGCGGCCCGAGATGGTGATCCTGGTCGAGGAGGAGCACCGCGAGAAGCCAGTGGTGTTCAGCGGCTTCAGTCAGGAGTCCGTCGAGCGCAGCCTGGTCGGATCGATTCTGCGGTACGGCCACTCCTACGGGATCGCCGAGGTCGACATCCAGACCGACAGCCGCATGAACGTGATCATCAAGGCGGCTGCCCGGCTGGCCCGGCAGGAGAACGTGATCACGCCGGACATGGTGGCGGCCGAGGTTGAGGAGATGGGGGTAAGCACCTTCGAGAAGGTGCTGCCCTACGCCCTCGAACTGGAAGCGGTCGCCTTCGACGACACGACCAAGCCGCTCGTCGCAGCGCGCATCCTGCGGGAGCGCACCATGCGTCGGATGCTGGCGCTTGTCAGCCGGGCCACCGAGTCGGCGGCCCAGGATGAGAAGAGGCCGCTGGATCAAATCCTTGCCGAGGTCGGCCGGACGGCGGAACGGATGAACGAGGAGTACGTCTCGCTGGAGCGCGAGTACTGCGAACCGGTCGGCGACGTGTTCACCGGGGACGTCCTCGAAGAGATCGTCATGATGGAAGAGATCGAGCAGGAGAAGACGAACGTCACCCCGATGCACCCGAAGAAGCAGGGTGTGACGTACCGGCCCAGGGCGGTCCAGGGAAGCTGACATGGCCCAGGCCATCTGGTAATCTCAACAGAAGGAAACGGAGCCCCGGTTGAGAACCGGGGCTTTCGGAAGGAGACGACGTGGCACGCAAGGGACGCGAGAAGTACTACGAGGATCTGCTGGAGGAGGCAGAGTCCCCGAAGGAGCGGTTCGAGGTTCTGCGCAGCAGGCTGCTGGCGGACGTCAAGCGCCTGCCCGTCGAGCTGCGCGACGGCGCCTACGCCAGCGCGGCCGATGCGCTGAAGAGCGTCATCGAGGCCATCGACGACGCGATCGAGGACATCCGGCCGGTGGGCGTATGAGGATCGACGGCACCCGCCTGGACCTGCGCACCATGGCCGACCGGATCAACCGCAAGCCGCTGATCGGCGGCCGTCGGCACCTTGGAGTCGGCGGCGACATGGTCATCGTCAGCGAACTCGGCCACCCGGACCAGGCGGGGATCGGCATCGGTACGCCCGGTCCGTGGGTGACCATCCACTGCATCACGCGCGGGTACGACGAGCACATGTCGCCCATCGACCGGGACGGCTGGCTGGACGTCGCCGCCCTGACGCCCTGGCGGGAGTACTGGCTGGAGCTGGATCCGCTCGGCGGTGTCAGGGTGGAACGAGCCGACTCGGACGGCAACAGCTTCCGCTGGTACTGGCCGCTTCCCTCTGATTCCTGGAGGTGGATCCAGTGCGGGTGAACACCGGTCGCCTCGACCTGAAGAGCCTCAACGTCGGCGAGCCCTGCATCATCACGACCGGCGGCTCGTCGATCAAGCTGGTGCACACCGGCCAGACCATCGAGATGGGCCTGTACCTCACAGGTGTCGGCATGCAGCCGCTCGCCGACGACCGCCTGCTGCGGATCGAGCACGTCAAGGGGTTCCCCGTCTACTGGCTGCACCTGGGCAAGCTGGCCCCGAGGCGGCTGTACACGGTTCTCGTGACGAGCCCGCCCCGGATGCACGACGAGGCCATGGGCCCCCGCTTCAGCGGGATGCCGGGCTGGCAGATCAGTGACGACACCCCAGGAAGCGGCCCGCAGCCGGGCGAGATGGAGTCCGGCGGCCGGAGCTGGAACCTGCTGGGCAAACTGCTGGGAAGGAGGGGAGACTGATGGACCGCAGAGAGCTGCTGTTCCAGGACGAGTACTGGGTGGACGGTCCGGGCCGGATCCACCGGGTTGCCGACATGGACATCAAGCACGCCCAGAACACCTACCGGTACCTGACCATGGCCGACCGGGCGCTGGCCCACCTCGACCTTCTGATCTCCTCGTACCTGCTGGGGCCGGGCCCGAGCGGGGACGCCGCGACCGACGCCTACGAGGGCGAGCTGGCCCGGCTGGAGGCGGCGCGCAGCAACCCCATCGGCTGGATCAAGGAGCTGCCCTTGCTGGTGGCCCTCCAGGAGCGCGGCTGGGGCAACCCCGAACCGAAGCCGAAGCCCCGGCACCGGGAGCTGCTGGTGGTGCTCAAGGTCAAGATCGGTCACGACGCTGACGCGAATCCGGTCGAATGGGACATCGAAGAGGCAGTGAAGGCGCTGCCCTACGACATCGAGATCACCGACGTGCGGTGATCCGGAAAGGCGGAACGACGTGAGACGGAGACGACTGCTGGCGCTCAGTGCTGCCGGGGTCCTGGTGGCCTCGACCTGCACGGCCGCCACGGCGGCCGGAACGGAGGAGCGACCGGCCACGGCGCGAGCGGTCGCCTCCGTGCGCATCGAGCTGCCACCGCTCGGCCGGATCGAGGGACCGAAACCCGAGCCCCGGCCGACCCTCACTCCGCCGGTCCGCACGAAGGCTCCCACGGTCAAGCCGAAGCCCGTGGTGAAGCCCAAGTCGAAGCCGACCAAGACGGTGAAGAGGAAGCCCGCCGAGCCGGTCACCCGGATCGGCGGGTACGTCTTCTGCGGGTCGGCCGTTGCGTCGGCCCAGCGCTGCATCGACCAGGGCAAGCTGACGCTGTACTACCCGGCAGGGGTGAGGACGCTGGCGGGGCACAACTACATGGGCTGGTCCTGGATGGATGACCTGCCCGTGGGCCGGAAGGTGGTCATCGGCTCGGGCGCCCTGGCGGGCACGTACCGGGTGTACGGCCACGGCTGGGCGAAGCGGGGCAGCCAGGGTGGCACCTTCCCGTCGGCCGGTCTCGGCGCTTCGGTGGCGCTTCAGACGTGCACGAGCAGTGGAACGGGCTTCTCTTTCCTCCGTCGTGCGTGAGGCTCGTCACCGAAAACCGCTATGAGATAGCGAAGTTCTGCGGTAGAGTAGTACTTGTAGCCGGGAGGGGAAACCTTCCCGGCGGGCAAAGGGATATAGCTCAGTTCGGCCAGAGCAGCCGTCTCCAAAGCGGCGTGTCGTAGGTTCAAATCCTGCTATCCCTGCTGGTTCCCCGGGGTTACAACCCCCCCGTCACCCTGGGGAACCTTCAATCGGAATGTGGCTCAGCTTGCGTAGAGCACTCGCTTCGGGAGCGAGAGGTCGCGGGTTCAAATCCCGCCATTCCGACTGGACTCCGGGCGGCGTATCGGAAGTACCTCTTTCCCTTACGACGTCGTCCACTCCGCCCGGAGTCCGCAGTTCCCGCTGCCGCCAGGTCTACAGCCTGGGAATCGCGAGGTTGGTGTCTCGCAAAGGGAGGAACCTGTCCATCGATCCAGCGGGTGGTCGATTAAAGATCGGGCAGGATTCTCCCGACAGAACTCCGGGGCCTAGCGTTGTTTCTCAGCTCGCTATCCCATGCAAGTCTGCGTCCCTCCTAGGACCCGGAGTTCATGCCTCCGTAGCTCAGTCGGTAGAGCGCCGTCTTCGTAAGTCGGATGCCATCGGTTCAATTCCGGTCGGGGGCTCGCAGATCCCTGTAGCTCAGTCGGTCAGAGCACTCCCCTCATAAGGGAAAGGCCACTGGTTCAAGTCCAGTCAGGGATACGAAGGTGCGGCGCGGACTCATAATCCGTAAGCCGTATGCCAGCAGAAGGATCGGGAGGACAGAACCGGCCGGACGCTAGGCAGACCCCTGGTGGAACGCTGTCCCGGGAAACCAGGGGTTCCTGTTGGAATCGGGACAAGAAAGAAGGTGCGATCGTGAGCTGTAAGTGCAAGGCTCGGACGTACGAAGGGCACCTGAAGAAGGTGCAGAAGGACGGATACCCCGTCCACGTCTACACGGGCCACTACTGGGGCCCCAAGGACGACAGACAGAACTGAAGAACGCGCGCCCTTAGCTCAGTTGGCAGAGCAGGGGATTCTTAATCCTCGTGTCACTGGTTCAAGTCCAGTAGGGCGTACTGCCGCATCCTCACGGCTTCCTGGGGCTTGGATGCGGTCGGCCTGGATCCTGCCTTGGTCACGCTTGGCGCGAAGGGTGAAAGGCTGATGGAGGTGTGGCCCAGTTGGATGGGGCAGCCGACTACGGATCGGAAGGACGGGGGTTCGAATCCCTCCATCTCCACGAGACCCCCTGACGGGTCTATCGGGAGCCCCGCCGTAAGGCGGAGGCCGGGAAAGCGGGGCTCCCTTTTCAACTCAACAGCGGTAAGAAGCAATGGTCTCGTGGCTCAGTTCGGCAGAGCACTCGGTTGTCATCCGAGAGGTCGCGGGTTCAAATCCCGTCGGGACCGCTGGCTTCGGAGGCAGATTCCGGTGGAGTTCGTGGCTCACAAGGCCACTATCCACCGGGCAGAGAGTGAGGCAAAGCGAGTCCATGAGCCAACCTTCTCCGGGAGGCGAGTGGAGGGCGGCCCCTGCCCAGCTATACATCAAGGGGTGCAAGGCCCTGTAGCTCAGTTCGCGAAAGAGCGCTCGCCTGAAAAGCGAGAGGTCGCCCGTTCAAATCGGGCCGGGGCCACTGGCCGGACGGTAAGCTATCAACGCAGCCCCACTGTGGCGGGTGGGACATACATGCGAAGATAGTCCATGCGTGGAAGCATTGCCGTCCGGTTGCCAACAATTCAAGAGCGATCCCCCGTAGGTTAATTGGCAGACCGCCGGTCTCTGGAATCGGAAGTTTTGGTTCAAGTCCAGACGGGGGAGCGTGCACGTGGCGGAGATAGGAGTGCGGTCCGGTTGCCATCCGCCCGACAACCGGAACAGTTGAGAAGCGCAGCAGAACAAGGTCGGTGCGCCGCGTGGTGCTAGGGATGAGGCCCACTACAATTTCAGATTCGATCTCCTGTAGCTCAACCGGCAGAGCGCCGGATTGTTAATCCGGATGTTACTGGTTCAAGTCCAGTCAGGAGAGCGTGTGCCGACGACACCATATCCTTCCGTGGTCTGAAAAACCCGGTCGGAATTACAGTCGGTGGTAAAGGACCGCATTGCGCAGTGCGGTCGCGCGTGTAAGGGAACTCCGAGTCAGAGCCCGGCGAACAGGGCACTCGGAAAGGCCCTGTGGAGACGTCCAGTGCAGGTTCGATCCCTGCCTCGCGCACTTGGGAACAACCGTGCCTGAACAGCTTGGAGGGGTGATGGACATCGTCACCGGATTCACCTAGGTCCGCGAAATTCGCGGCCCTAGGAGGATGAATTCCGATGGGCAAGACGACGCATCACACGCCCGGAAAGTTCGACCAGCGCGACTGGCCTGACGGCTACAGGATGTACTGGCGCAAGCGGCCGATCACTCCGGTGCGCGAGCACGAGGTCTACGACCTGCGCTACAGCGCTGCGGAACTCCGTGACGCCGAGAGGCAGGGCCGCAGGCCGCAGCCCCGGAAGGTGAGGCGTACCGCTCGCTGGTGGACCTACACCGGGGCCTGGACCCCCAGTTCCAGCCGGACCTACTGGGCTGGTAAGCACGAGCGCGCCAACCGGCGCTACGTGAAGAGCAAGCTGGAAGCCGGGCGCCGCACGAAGGGCGAACTCGAACGTCGGCTGTACGAGAAGGCCGAGAAGGTTCCTCGCCGGATGCTGTACGACATCTGGTGAGAGAGGAAAGCTCCTGTAGCTCAGGGGATAGAGCGCCGGATTCCGGATCCGGATGTCGCAGGTTCAATTCCTGCCAGGAGCACGGCGGTGCCTGCGGAAATCCTTACTCCGCTTGGGCAGGGTGAGGCCAACTCCAGTGATCTGCGTGGCAGCTCTCCTGGTGAAAGATCCCCTGCGGTCGTAGTAGGCGACCCCCGCATTCTCGTATCGGAGAGGAAAAGGAAAAGTGGACCACGAGATCGACGAGATCACAGTGATTGAGCTGCCGAAGCGGACCGGCATGTCATCCGGCTGGCCCCAGCAATACCGGATCATGATCACCCCTTCGGCGCCCGGCCAGACGGTGCCCAGCCTCCCCTTCCTGCACAAGGGTGACGGATTCACCACGCTGGAGGGGCAGACGTACTGGGTCGAGAGCGCCAAGCAGGTGCCCGTGCAGAAGGGGTACGTCTACTGGACGTGGGTCTACACGGCTACGCGCGACACGTCGGACGACCCGGAGCCGTGGGACGACACGCCTTTCGACTCGCAGTTCGGTCGGTGAGCGGCGTGGCGGAGTACAAGGCAGGGGTCATCAAGCACGCTGGGGCCTGGTTCAAGCTGCGCGTGAACGACGACGGTGACTGGCTGACCGAGGTGGACGGCCGCGACCTGAAGCAGCCCACCAGGGCCAAGCTGGTCGCCGATATCGACCGCGTGATGCGCGTGAAGAAGAAGGCCGTCAACATCCCCATCACGGTGGTCGAGAGCAAGAACAACGGCTACCTCAAGGTGAAGCACGGCGTCGTCACCGGCATCCACAGCGGGACCGGAAACCTGATGATCGCCTGGGACAGCGTGTCGGGTGGCGGCAACGGTCAGCTCACCGTCAGCACCACGGGCTACAGCAGCGACGAGGTGCTGCGCCGCCTGACGCCCAGCGAGGAGCAGGAGCTGGCCCGAGCGGTCAAGGAGGCGTACGACGCGGGCGAGTACATGCGGAACTACGTCAACCGCCTGCATGTCTACAAGGGCACCAAGGGTCTCGCCGACCAGGTTCAGGCCGAGCTGGAGAAGGGTGAGAAGTGATGACCTGGCAGGAGAAGAACCTGACGCGGGTCGAGGGCGCGACCGAGTTCCGCGACATCGTCATGACGTTGGACCGGGAGGGGTACGGCAACGGCCGCATCTACGTGCGCCGGGTCGGCACCGATCAGGTCTACCGGATCATCCCCCGCCATACCGACCCGTTCCAGAAGATCACCTTCAGCGAGCTTTTCCTGTCCAACCATCCGCCGATCTACATGGAGGACTTCGCTCAGGCCATGATCGACGACAAGGACCGCAGCTTCCTCCTTGAGGTCTTCACCCGGTAGGGAGGGGTCATGTACGGCGAGTACTACGACGGAAGGCGCAAGCACCGGCCGATCAAGCGGCAGCCGCCGGGTCCCGAGGACATGCCGGACGAGGCGACGGCCGCACTGATCCGAGAGGCGATCGGCCGGTACCCGAAGGCGACGGCCGAAGAAGTGCGGATCTTCGTGAAGGAACTGGATCGCGGCCCCGAGTTCGACGTGAAGGCGATTCGCGCGGTCATGCACTTCGGGTAGTAGTCAACTCAGCTACAGTTCGGTACAGTTGAAGAATCGCAACCCACGGAACCCCCGGTCTGGCGATCGGGGGTTCCGTCATCGGACGAGGAGAGAAGCGATGGGCACGTACGACGGCGGGCAGGCGCCCGTGGACAGCTCGACCTGGAAGCAGCCGACCAGCGGCAAGGGCGGCGAGACGCACCCGGCCCCGGCGCCGATGGTGCGCGACGAGACCACCGGCACCATGAAGCGGGCTGTCACCCCGGACCCGTACGCGAACGGCGGCAACGGCCACACCCTGCGCAACTTCGGCCACGGCGGTGGCCAGTGACGACGAAGATCGAGAGCGAGTACGACGTCGCCACCATCCTCGGATCGCTCGACACCGCCCGTTGGGGCGAGGTGCGTGAAGCCATCCGCAAGGGCGGTACCGGCTACGCGTTCGGGCCCGACCTGGACTTCGGCGAGGCGCCCGAAGGCGGCGACAGCGAGGCCGAGTACATCTTCAACGAGGCCACCGAGATCGCCGGGACGAACCGGCTCATGCGTCAGGCCGCGCGCAGCCTGCACGGCAACCTGGACGAGGCGCTGCGCCGGATCAAGTCGGCCCAGCGCAACATCCAGGAGCTGTGCGACCTCGGCGACATCGAGTTCCTGGAGGGCAACGGTGACGTCGAGCAGTTCCTGAAGGACGCCGCCCGTGCGCTGCGCGCCGCCCAGGAGATGAAGCCCACCGACGAGACGGGGGAGATGAAGTGACCGGATCCGGCTGGGACAGCCACGGCCATGTCAGCGACCGTGGCCGGTCCGGAACGGCATGCCGGAACCGAAAGCAGCACTTCGGCCACTGGGTGGTGACGGTCAGGAAGGCGAACTACTCCGCCTTCAACGGCTACCACCGCACCCCCAGCGACTACTCCGAGATCCGGTGCACGGCATGCCCGACGCGCTGGCGCTCGAAGGCCGCCTACGTGGACCAGCTTCCCGACGAGAAGTGACCCCACCACGGGCCGAGAAAACAGGGTAGATTTCCTCCGGCAAGACAGCAGAGAGACCGGAGAGAAACATGCCTGCTGGCACCGTGAAGTGGTTCAACGCCGAAAAGGGCTTCGGCTTCATCGCCCAGGACGGCGGTGGCCCCGACGTCTTCGTGCACTACTCGCAGATCAACGCCCAGGGCTACCGCAGCCTGGAGGAGGGTCAGCGGGTGGTCTTCGAGACCCAGCAGGGCAAGAAGGGGATCGAGGCGCAGGGCGTCACGGTCACTTCGTGAGAACGGCGGAGCGCCCCGACTGGGACGCCTGGGCCCTCGGCATCGCCGAGGCCGTCTCCCTCCGGGGTGACTGCACCAGGCGACAGGTCGGGGCCGTTCTGCTGGATGAGGCTCATCGGGTCATCGGCTGCGGCTACAACGGCGGCCCGCGCGGTGGCGAGAGCTGCCTGGCCGGTGAGTGCCCGCGCGGCAGGCACTACGAGATCTCGCGGTGCCCTGGGCCGCCACACCCGCCGGACTGCAAGTGCCGGGTTTTCACCGGCCAGTGCGCCTGCGGCGAGATGTGGCCCTGCACCTGGTCGGTGGCCCCCGGGAGTTCGTACGACACCGGGCCCGGCACGTGCATCGCGGTGCACGCCGAGATGAACGCCCTGCTGGATGTCTCGGATCGCAGCCGCCTGGTCGGTGCCACGATGTACATCACCGAGCAGCCCTGCGCAGGGTGCTTGAAGATCTTGAAGAACACCGAGATCAAAACGTTCGTCTGGCCGGGCGGCCGGATCGGCTGAGTGACGGGCCTCTCCTGACGGAGGGGCCCGTTCTCGTATCCTCAATGGCCTGGGCCATGTTAGAATCGAAGGACCAACTTGCCTTACTGGCAAGGAACTTCGGAGAGGGAAGAACATGGGACAGGTTGCCCCGTACCACCTGCTCGGCGATGCCAGCCAACCGGCTCTGGTCCTGATGGCCGGGCCGGACTACAGCCGGATCCGCGAGATCGTCTCGAAGGCGGGCATCGCCTTCGACATGCGGCACTTCAGCGGCGACGTGGATGTGGACGCACTGAAGGCGGAGGTCGCCCGCGAAGGGCGCCCCATCGTCGTCTTCGCCTCCATGGCCGAGGTCGAGGGGCGGCTGGACCGCAGCGCCTTCGACGGCCGCCTCACCGATCTCGCGTACGCCGCCGACCGGATCGTCTACGTCGGCACGACCGGTGCCGCCCTCGTCCACCCGTGCTCGCCCGGTACCCGCCAGGAGATCCGCAACGGCCACCTGACGGTGATCCAGAAGCTGGACGTCGTGGCGGCCGGTGAGACGGTCGTCGGCCTGACGGCGGACCGGCTGTGAACACCGGACCCGACGACGGGTGGCCCGTGATTAAGCTGCTCGGGACGATCACGGACGAGGTCCGGAAGATCTACCCCGGGCTCAGCGACGAGGAAGCGCTGGAGCTGGTCACCGTGGCGATCGAGCTGCTGGACAACCGGCCGGAAGGCGCGAGTCTCGGCGAAGCCTTCTCCGATCGGATGCACCGGGAGATCGTGCCGGGCCGCAGGAACTGGGCCTCCCAGGCGCGTCTCGCGATCATGAACCGGAGGGACACGTGACCGACATCAACGATCTCGACCAGTACCTCGGCAAGTACGTGGAGCTGATCGACCCGGATGGTGAGAGCGCGGCCGGTTTCCTCGTGAAGATCCACGACGAGATCGACTACATCCCGTACCCGGTGCGCACCGTGCTGCTCGACTGGGGCCAGGGCTGGCGCATCGGCGAGTCGACCGAGGTGAACATCCTCCCGGCACCCGACGGCCAGAAGGCCCCGCAGATCATCAGCGGGATCGACATCCTGCACAACTTCGCGCACGACGGCGGCTGCCCGGACATGAACTGCCGGACGCGGGCTCGCATTCAGCTCCGCGCGCTGCGCGAGTGGCGCATGAAGCAGGAGAGCGCCTACTGGCAGCACCGCTTCGTGCGCCGGGTGCGGGAGAACCGGGAGGACCCGGCCGCCGTGGCGTATGTGATCCGCCAGGCCGAGGAGGAAGGTGCCCCGCAGGACATCCTGGACCACCTCCAGATCCTGGCCGAGCGCGCCTACAGGGCCGTGGCCATGGGGGAGAAGCAGTGAACCCCACGCCGTGCCCCTGCTGCGGGGCGGAACGCAGGCGCAGGCAGTACCTGTGCACCTCCTGCTGGGACCAGCTCCGGGTCTGGGTGAAGAACGCCCTGAAGAAGACCGACGACCTGGCGGCCGAGCGCCTGCGTGAGCTGTACGACCAGATCCACGACCACCGGCTGCTGAACGAGATCGAGGTGACACCGTGAGCGAACGTGTCAGCATGGTCCGCCTGCTGCACGGGCTGATGTACCCGACGATCGCCCGCTGCCAGAACAAGAGCTGCTTCCTCGGGCGCACGCTGCCCGGGGTCCGGCTGGAGACCGGGGCGGTCATGGAGTTCGCCGTGGCCGACGACGCCATGCACGCGCTGCGCTCGCGCCTCGACGAGAAGAGGCAGCGGGACGACCTGATGGAGGCCATGCGGGCGGGCGGCCGGAACGTCGTGCGTTTCGATGCCCGGGGCGTCATGGTCGTCACCCGGCGGGAGGAGTGATGGACGCGGGGCGGATCCTCGGTGTCGGTATGGCGGGCGCGGCGATCCTGTCGGGCCTGCTCGTCGGCTCGGCCGAGCTGTACAGAAGACTGACCCAGCTCGGCATGAAGCCGGAGCAGGGGCCGGTGAAGACGAGCCTGTCGAAGGAGCCCGGCGATGAGGAAGGGTGAACCGACACGCGCTGACCTGGCGCTGGGTGCACTGGCTGACGTGCGCAAGGTGCTCGACGAGTGGACCGGGACGGACTGGAGCCACACGAACCCGGCTCAGGAGATCGATCACATCGTGCACCTCGCGTACGCGAAGCTCCGCATGGAGTCCATGCGCCGCGAGCGCCGGTCGGCCACGTGGCTGGGTCAGGTGATCAGCGCCGTCTTCCCTCGCGAACTCGCCTGGTACCGGGAGCGGGAACCCGACACGGCGCTCTGCTTCGAGGTGCGCATCACGGACGGAACGAAGGATGCGGTCGGCCGGAAGGTGGAGATCCGCCTGTCGGCCAACGACGCCGACTTCCTGGCCATGTCGATGAAGGGGATGGCCGAGTGGGGCAAGGGCAAGCCGGGCCCCGCCGACCGACTGGGGGAGCTGCTGCCCGGCGGCTCCGTGAGTGAGGAGGATCGGACATGAGCTACCCGACGCTGTTCTCGGTGCCCGGCATGAAGGACTTCGCCGAGAAGGTGGACGACGAGCGCGCCCGCCAGCTCAAGAAGTGGGGCGACCAGATCCACCCGGACATCGACCCTCGCGACATCGCGTTCGTGACGCACCACCACTACGAGTACAAGGCCCAGATCATGAAGGGGGTCAACGACGAACGTGAGACCCCCAGCCGGACCGTAGGCCGGTGCAGCAAGTGCCCGCCCGAGGGTGATCACAAGCACGTGGCCTGGGACTTCATACTCCTGGAGGAGGTCTACGAGGCGCTGGCCGAAGCCGCTGCCGGAGACCTGGAGAAGCTGGAGACCGAGCTGATCCAGACGGCCGCCGTCGTGGCGGCGTGGATCTACGACATCCGGCGCAGGAAGGGACTCGTCTGATGGACGGCATGGGCACCGCGCACTACGTGCGCGGGTCCGGCGATCAGCTCGACCGGCACGAGGGGCCCGTCGAGAAGTGCGGCGATCCGGGGTGCGCGTGGCCGAGGATCGGAGGCATGGTCACCGTGACCTCCAAGGGGCGTCAGGTGACCGGCTCGCTGCTGAACAAGGGCGACGACCGCGTTCAGGTGAAGACGCCCGACGGCAAGATTCATCCTGCCCCCATGGTCACGGTGCGGAAGGTCGAGTGGGGCGTCTACTGCCCTCACGGAACGAAGCTGATCGAGTCGGAGAACGCCGAGCACACCTGTCACCTGCCGAAGGAATTCTGCGAGCGCAGCGGTGACCTCGGGCATCTCTGCATCGATCACCAGCCGTGGTGCCGGGGGTGCTATCCCGACGGGCAGAAGATCCATCCGTGGCCCTGCGGGGAAGAGGGCTGCACGGAGGCCGACTTCGACCGCGAGCAGCAGGAGGCGGAGGAGGCGCACTACGAGGAGTTGCGGCAGTCGTACTACCGCTGAACCGGAAAGGGTGAAGGACGTGGAACGGCCCAAGAAGTCGAACGTCAGACACGGCATGGCTTCCTGCGGCCGGTACGGCTGCGAGAGGACCGAGTGCAAGGAGGCGTACTACCGGTCCCAGAAGCTCAGCCGGATCGGGCAGGAGCGAGGCGAGAGTGCACGGGTTCCGGCCGACGAGGCGCGAGCCCACGGGAAGCTGCTGACCGAAGCGGGCATGTTCGTGACGGACATCGCCCGGCTGGCCGGAGTCTCCCGCTCGATCGTCGGTCAGGTGATCTCCGGCCGGGTGGCCCGGATTCACCGCGACACGGCCGCCGCCATCCTCGGAGTGCCCGTTCCCCGCAAGGAGTTCGTCGGGTGTGACGGCATCGTTCCGGCCCTGACGGCGCAGCGCAGAATCAGGGCTCTGAGCAGGCGAGGCTTCTCGCTGAAGGTCATGGCGCGCGAGATGAACGCCAGCGTCTTCACCATCGACAGCATCCGCAACGGCAACAGGGTGCGCATCCGCGCCTCCATGGATCAGGCGATCCACGCCGCTTACAACCGGCTGTGGAACGTGGATCCGCTGAGCCTCGGGGTGACGCCAGGTGGGGTGACGCAGGCCAGGAACTGGGCGATCGAGCAGGAGTGGCCGCCCCCGGCCGCCTGGGACGACGACACGATCGGCGACCCGAAGGCGAAGCCGAAGGGCATGCTGCCCAAGGACAGGGACGAGATAGGCGCCTAGCGCCGGGAGAGGGGAAGCGTGATGGCCACGCCGAACGGCATGACCACGGCCGAGCTGGACGACAAGCTCCGCCAGCACTTCATCAGCGACAAAGATCAGCTCGACCTTGCCGGGGCCGGAGCCGTGTACCTGACCGAGGTCACCGCGCCCGGCCACTCCGGGCGCCGGGCCGACGCCGTGCACATCGGACTGTGGGCTTCGCGCGGCGCCGGGATCGTCGAGGTCTGCGAGCTGAAGGTGAGCCGCGCCGACTGGCTCCGGGAGCTGAAAGAGCCGAAGAAGGCCGAGGCGTGGTGGCCATACTGCAACATCTTCTGGCTGGTCGTGCCGCACGAGGGGATCGTGCAGGACGACGAGCTGCCCAAGGGCTGGGGCCTGATGATGCCCGGCACGCGGGGGCGCCGGTTCAAAGTGCTCGTGAAGCCGGAGGAGCGGGAGGCGCAGATCACGCCGGGCCTGCTCATCACCCTGCTGAAGAACACCGAGACCACCCGGACGAACGCGCTCCAGAGGCAGGAGCGGGAGCTGCGGCAGAAGTTCCACGACCAGGAGCGGCAGGCGCAGCGCCAGCGGGGCACCTTCAACGAGAAGGACCGGCGGCGCCTCGAACTCATGGACCGCCTGGAGGCCGCTCTGGGGGTCGGCCTGGCCGAGTACTCCTGGGAGGACAAGCTGGAGCCGGAGGGGGCTGCTGAAGCCCTTCAGGCCCTCGTCCAGGGGCGCCTCCGCCTGGACAGGGCGAAGGATCGGGCAGAGTCTGCCGTCAGGGAGTTGGACCGGGCCGCCAGGACGGCGCAGGAGACGGCCGACAGGCTGCGCAAAGAGATGGGGATCAAGCGATGAAGGAGAAGAGCGTGCGGCGGATGTTCCGGTACGAGGTTCCGGTCGACGACCAGGAGCACCGGCACGTGGTCCACGGCGTCGTGAAGAAGGTGGCCACCCAGGAGTGGGTGCCCGGCAAGATGCCGGTCGTGGAGTTCTGGGCCGAGGACATCACCCCAGCGCCGAACGGCACGCTGCTTCAGCGCACCTTCCAAGTGTTCGGGACCGGTCAGCCGCTCCCGGAGAAGGCGAAGTGGCGCGGTACCACAGACCGGGACCCGGCCGGTCTGGTCTGGCACCTGTACGAGATGGTCGCGGAAGGGGAGGGCGATGACTGACCCCTGCCAGACGACCCGGCACTGCGCGGACCACGGCTGGTGCCACCGCTGCGACCCGGCACTCGCCGCCCTCATGAGCGAGGTCAACCGGCTGGTGCACGAGGCCACCACGGACAGCTCGGTGCGCAGCGCGCTGTACGAGAAGATCGGCGCCCTGCTGCACACCGGGGACCCGGTGCGGGCGGCGGCAGAGCTGGCCGAGGCCCGGCAGACGATCCAGAAGCTGAACCGGCGAGCCCAGGCGGCGGAGTCCGTGGCCGAACGGTACGCTCGGGCGATCCGCGACTGGCGGATCAGCGAGAAGGGCACGTATGTGCCCTACGAGAGTCTGAAGGAGATCGGCGCCCTGGCCGGGGTCGAGATCCTTCCCCACGTCCGGTACATGCAGCGCTTCGAGAACGCCCAGAGGGCCGAAGAGTTCATCGAGCAGATCTACGCCCTGCTGGAGTACTGGAACACCCTCACGGCACCCTTCGGGCCGCCGCAGTCGTGGTGGTGGGAAGAGCGCCGGGCGGAACTGTCGGACGTCCTCGCCGGGCGCGGTCAGCCCGGCGCCCGGGACAGCATGCGGGCCCAGGTGAAGGCGGCCGTCGAGGCGTCCCACCTGAACGACGCCGACGTGGCCCGGCACCTCGGACTGAGCACCAAGCACGTGAGCCAGATGCTCACGGGGCAGGCGACGCTCACCATCGGGTGGGCGGAGAAGATCCTGGCCCTCTGCGGTCAGCGGCTGGAGATCAGAGCGGTCTCCGCCATCCCTTCGGAAGGGGAGAGTTCGTGAGCGACGAGAATTACCGGGTCGAGAAGGGCAACATCTACGAGTCGGCCGATCCGCGTGACGGCGGGCGTCAGATCCTGGTCACCTCGTACGTGCCGGGCTACCTGAAGGCCAACATCGTCAGCCACCCGAGCGGGAAGAACCACCGCAACGTCGGCGTGAAGTACCTGCACAAGGACCGCAACACCGGCAAGGGGACGCCGCGCAAGAACGGCTACTTCTTCGTCGGCAAGAAGCAGGAGGACACCGCCGAGGCCACGGCCTGACGCAGACGCCGGAAGGAGCTGCACCTGATCCGCCACGCAAGCGGAAGGTGCAGCTCCTTCGTCGTTGAGCCATCGGTGTACTCGATCTCGATCGTGTCCTCACCCGGTTCGGGCTCGGCCCAGGACGGGGGCCGGAACTTCGCCACCCGGCAAGGGTGTCAGGTCCGCGACCACTCCACCTGCTGGGTGGCGGCCTGGTTCTTCTCGGCCTGCTCGGCTTCCTGCATCCTGACCTGGTTGCGGAGCAGGCTGTTGACGACGGGCTCGCTCACGCCCAGCTCCTCGGCATGTGCACGCACCTGCTGGGCGCACTCGTTGAACCCGTCCACCCAGCGCTGATCAGCCTCGTTCTTGATCCGGTTGATGCCGTCGTGCATCTCCCTGACGACCTTCTCCAGCGAGACGATCTCCTTGACCAGGCGGTTCCGGCTGGTGCAGATGCGTTCCAGCAGGCCCTCGGGCGCCCCCGCCGGGAAGAACTCGTCCAGCAGCAGGCGGGTGGCGCGCTCACCGTCGAGACGCATCCGCTCGTCCATCTGCTGGAAGTGCCGTCGCCGGGCCCGGCTCGCCTCCCGCTCACGCCGGGCCTGCTCCTGATAGTCAGTCACCACTCGCCTCCGCCGCCAGCTCGGCCTGCTTCACGGCGGCCCGCTCGATCTGGAACTTCATCTCCGGCACCGCCTTGCGCTTCTTGGCCAGCGCCTCGGGCAGCCCCGGGTGGCGGGGCTCGTCACGCAGCCACTTCTCGTACAGGCGGATCCTGCCCTCCAGCACGGCGAGCCGGGCCTGAGCCTGCTCGACGAGCGTGCCGGAGAAGTCGCCGCTCTCGATCCGGATCTGCTCCTCACGCAGCCGCGTCGCCTCCGGCAGGACGTAGTCCGGAGTGCGGGGGCTGACGGCCAGGCCGGTCTCCACCCGGCGTTCCTTCAGTACCCACGGAGGAGTGCCGCCCCGCTTGCCCTGCGGTGGCTTGCTGCGGGTCTCGGGACGCCGGGATGCGGCGGGCGCACTGCGCGGCGCCGGGATGGAGCGCTGAGGTGCCGGACGCCGGTCGTCGAACTTGCGGGGCACCCGGGGCACGAAGCCGCCGAGCCGCACCGACATGGGGCGCTCGTTGCCCATGCCGTACACCGACACGATCTTCAGGTCACCGAGCTGGCGCACGATGTCCCTCGCCTCGGCCTGGCCCAGCTTCTTGCCGTCGCGGTCTTCGAGGTTGGCTACGTCGAGCGACGTCACGGGCCTGTTGGCGGCGGTCGACCAGGAGAGCAGGGCCAGGACCGCCATCTCTTCGTAGTCGAGCTGACCGAGAACCGTCGGCGACGGGGCGATACCCGTCCAGGGCTGCTTCTCGTTCACGTTCTCTCCCTTCCTTGTCCCCGGAGCACGGGGATCATGATAGGCATCATATCGCCGTTGACCTGCACGTGTCACTCTCGGTTCATCGTTCACCGAATGACGTGAAACCATAGAACTCTCTGTGATGCAGATCGCCAAGACGAGCTTGCGGCAAACATGTTGATGTGGATAGACTGGCCTAGGCAGCAACGGAAAAACGGCAGAATAAGCCGAGGAAAGGGAAGAGCGTGACGCTCGAATTCCAGAACGGAAGTGGCAGCTCCGGCGGTTCCGGATCCAGCGGGTCCGGCAACGGCAGCAGCGGTATCCCGGCGGGTGACCGGGGCAAGGGGCCCGACAACGACGGCACCCTGAACGGTTTCCGGGTCGGGAGGACCAAGTAATGGCGGACATGACCAAGGAAACCCTGTCGGACGCGCAGCTCGCCCCGGCGGGACTGCCCGTACTGGGCATGGACGACGTCGCCCAGGTCACCGGAACCATCTCGGTCGGCGCCGCGTGGGACGCCAGCACCAAGGGCCGTGGAGGCATCTTCGGCCGAGCCTCGAAGAAGGCGGGCGCGGACCTCGACGCCGCCGCCGTCCTCTTCCAGGACAACGACCCGGTCACCCTCTGCGTCGGCTGGGACGAGAACTACAAGAACCCCCTGCACGGCCAGCCCGGCGACGGCTCGGTGCGGCACACGGGTGACGCCATCACCGGGGCCGAGGCCCAGGACGGCGACGACGAGGCCGTGATCCTGCACCTCGACCAGATCCCCGCCGAGTTCCACCGCATCGTGGTCCAGGTCGCCGCGTTCAAGAAGAAGAACAAGGCGATGAAGGACCAGGGCTTCCAGGGCGCGAGCAACGTCCTGTTCACCGTCTACGACGGCGAGCCCACGGCCAACAACAAGCAGTTCTGCATCCGTCCCTCGCTGGTCGGCCGCGAGAACTGCGTGATCGTCTGCGTCCTCGACCGGGTCCTCGACGGCTCCGGCCGCCCGACCACCACGTGGGAGCTGCGCAAGCGCAAGGCCCGCGTGAACGTCGAGCACGGCAACGTGGAGGCGTTCATCAACGCCGCCGTCGCTGCCGGGAACGCCGCGCAGAACGCCTGACCTACACCGCGCAGGACAGAACGGCCCGTCTCCCCAGACCCTGGAGGCGGGCCGTTCGCCGTTCCCACGGATACGCTCTTGCTGATACGGGCACGCCCGGAAATGAGGTGGAGCAGTGGCCAACGGATACGACAGTCACAGCCTGAAGACGACCGGCCTGAGCGAGGCGGCCAGTTCGGACATGCCGATGGGTCTGCGCACGGCGGTGAAGGACAAGAGGTTCACCCGGAACGGCATCGGCTTCCGGACCCAGCAGGAGGCCGACTACCCCGGCGGCACGGCCAACCGCAAGCGCGGCATGGACGAGTCGCAGCGGCCCTGGGAGACGGCACAGGAGGCGACGAGCCCGCAGATCCGGCCGCGCGCCACCCTGGAGAAGTCCGGCCTGCTCGAAGCGCTGCCCCCGTGGCTCCAGAAGAAGGGCGAGGGCGACGAGGAGGAGCAGAAGGAGGCAGCCGCCGAGTTCGTGCGCGAGAACATGAGCGCCTTCCCCTGCGAGGAGGACGCGCGCATGGCGCTCGCCGTGCTGAGCCAGTTCGTGGACGGCGACACCCTCGACGATCTTCAGCAGGCGATCGAGGACCAGTACGGCGACCCGATGGAGGTGCAGCCGGTCGACGACTACGAATACGGCGACCCCGACGAGGACGAGTACAGCTACATGGGGGAGAGCGACCTTCAGGAAGCCCCTCTCGACGCCAAGAAGCGCAACGCCCTGGACTCCTCCGACTTCGCCCTGCCGGGCCGCCGGTACCCCATCGACACGCCCGCTCGGGCCCGTGCCGCGCTCGCCCGCGTGAAGCAGTTCGGCAAGGAAGGCGAAGAGGCCAAAGTGAAGGCGGCCGTGAAGAAGAAGTACCCGAACATGGACGTGAGCTGAGATGGGCGAACCCCGCTGCCGGTGAAGTCGGCCGGGCAAGGCCGGGCAGCGGGGTTCTGGAGGGCCGTCCGGGTCACCGCAGGCGCCTCGTGAGCAGATCCATCATTGCGCCCGCCCGGTCCGCCGGGCAAGAGATCCGGAAGAGTCCGAACAGCCGGGAAGAACTCAGGGGTTCTGGTCGGCCGTGTGGTAGAGCATGCCGGTCGGTAGCGCGATGAGGGAGCAGTTCGCCCAGCGGCAGATGTCCTGCGGTTCCGGGCCGTACTGCACGTAGGCGCCCTCGTCAGTGATCCGGTCGGCGTCGGCCAGGGTGTAGCCCTCCGCCTCCGCCTCCGCCTGGTACTCGCGCCACTTTTCATCGGTGCATGACCACTCGGTGCGCTGGCCCAGCAGAATGCCGAAGCAGGTGACTGCCCGTGCATCGCCGTCGGAGTCCCGGCCGAGCGGCGTTCGCATGCCGACGGTCTCGACCACGAGATCACCCATCCGGGGATTTGCCATCCGCTCGTACAGCTCCCGGCCGCTCTCGGTGTGGGCGCCGTTCAGCGCCGCTCTCCACAGCTCGGTGGCGATCTGAAGGATCACCACCCGCCGCTGCATGGCGGCCTCGTCGAGGGCGAGCAGATCGTCCCGGGTCCGCTTGATTCCGGTGACGCCCTCGTGAGGCTGAGGCCACTTCGACATTTCCCGGTCCCCTCTTCTCCGTTTTCCTGGGGAAATCCTACCGGGAAAAGGGTGTCAGAGTCGCCACATCAAAGCGGTGCGGTTCCGCTCGCTGATGAAGTCGGTCCTCGGGGTCATGTCGTGATCCGGCCAGTAGTTCCGCACCGGTTCGCGGGCGACGCGGCCGGTGAGGGATCCACGGATCCCGGTCGTGGTGCTGCTGCACCCGCTGGAGCTGGCTTGCGTGGTCATCTCGACCTCCCCTTCGATTCGTACGGGCAGTGTCTCAGGGATGCTCCGCAAGCGCCCCCAACCACTGGATGATCTGGTAGAAGTCGTAGATCATGACGGCCGCCTCGACGCATACGTACAGGGAGACGGCGAGGAGGGTGGCGATGGTGGCATACAGGAGGGCGCGCAGGGGCGACGGCATGGGCACGTGGGGATCCTGAAGAAAGGTGCCGGTCTGGGGGACTGCCACCATCATCGCAGCCCCTTCGAACTCCTGCTCCACCACGTTCAGCGGTTGCAACTTGAACCTCTTCTATCGCTCTGACCAGGGGATAGGGGTAGAATACAGGCAGGAAAAGAGGAGAAACGAGGGGGTAAAAAGTGGACTCGGATACGCGGATAAGCCTCAGCCGGGATGCAGTCGGCCGCGCCCTGACCTTCGCCAACCTGACGTGGCGCGGGCTGAAGCGGGGGCCGCACCCCGACAACGGGGCGGACTGCCTCTACCTGGAGGCCGACGTCCGGGAGTACAGCGCCTTCCTGGTGGCGCTGGCCGTGCAGTACCGGCACGCGGACGACCTGCTGATGCTGGCCGATCGTGTGCAGCTCCAGCACACCGAGACGGGGGACACCCGGTTCTGGGTTCCCGGCCTGTCGGTGCACGGCGTCTGAGCGGAGCCGGAACGCAGAGAAGGGGCGCCCCTTGCGGGACGCCCCTTCTCAGTGCCTGCTGGCCGGTCAGCTCGGGCCGTTGCCGTTCTCGCCGCGCTGGTCGTCCTGGACCGAACGCTCCTTCATCTTCGTCTTGCAGAAGTCGTCCCACTTCTCGATGGGCATGAGGGACGTGTAGTCGCGCGTGGTCGAGGCGAAGCCGACGCGAAGCCGACGCCCCGGATGCAGAGCAGGACCACGTTCGGGCGGCCGTCGGTGTTGTTGTAGACCTCGATGTAGTCGGGGTCCATCGACTTCACGCCCTCGACGTCGCGCTTGTCGTTGGAGCCGCAGCCCGTCAGCAGGGCCAGGGCAAGGGCTGCCGAGCCGGTGACCGTGGCGATCTTCTTCATGCCGTTCACGTTCTTCTCTCTTCCCGTTGGCGTTCTTCAACTCTACTGCGATGAGGCGAAGTTGAACCTCATGCCTAGCTCAGAACTTCCCTCACTCGACCTCAGTCCGGGTCACCTTGCCGCCCAGCAGGCTGAGCGGCTTGTCGGTGTCGAGATCGATCCGCCGCATCACCCAGCCGTACTCGTCCTCGAACCAGTCCCACGGGACATCCGGACCGGGCTCGGCCGACAGGTGCCGGGCGCAGGCGGACATCGCCGCCTCGGCGCTCACGTGGACGCTGGCGGGCTGGCCGTCGTACTCCGCAACGAACACCTCACGACCGCTCTCGTCGGCCGCCAGGAGCCCCCTCAGCAGCTTCTCCGCCTGGTTCCGGCGCGAGACCGGGATCAGGCTCAGCAGGGCTCGGTGCATGCGCACAGGCGACATCTCTTCTTCCTCCCCGTGGATCTTCCTCTTCACCCAGTGGGCCAGGTCATAGGCGGTCAGCAGGATCCGGCCCACGACCAGAACGGCCAGCAGCAGGAGCAGCAGAATGAAGAAGATCACCCCGATCCTCAGCCAGAACTCGTGCCATCCCAGCTCGTGAGGATCGAGGCTCACTTCTCCGCCTCAACCGCCAGGACCGTCACATCCCAGCCGGTTCCCTGCGCCACCCGCTCGCCGATTCCGTTGATCAGCCCGACATCCTCGGGGCTGAGATCCGCGATCAGCTCGATCGTCTTCTCGGTCAGGTTGTCCCTGATCACGACGCGCGTTTCCACCCTGTCTCCCTTCCGTGGCGGGGCCGTGCGAGGCCCCGCCCTTCAGCTCTTCTTGCGCTTCCGGCTGCCCGGAGCGCTCACCACTTCTTCCCAGCCCTCGGGCACGTTCGGGTGGATGCCGATCAGCAGCACCCACCCGCCGGTCTCGACGTCCTCTTCCTTCAGGACCGCCTCCAGGGAGCCGACGGATTCCCCGGTGCTCCCGATGACCTCGCCCTCCTTGACGAAGCCGATGACCTCGACCGGGCCGTCACCGTCCTCGTCCCGGCGTACGCGCAGGACGACATCCTGTGCGTAGTCCCAGATCGCGAAGAACTGCCCCGGCGACCAGTCGCCACGGCCTCCCGAGTTCACCCGGAAGGCCGCGTTCCTGACCGACTCGACCTTGTTCTTCGGGAAGGCCGCATCCGGCACGACCAGGGTGGGCGAAGCGGCCAGTGCCGCTTCCTTCGAGGTGTAGGACGATGGACCCTTCGGAGGCTTCCTCAGATACACACCGTGAACGCGTGCCATTGCTCAACTCCCTCACTGCCGGAAACAGTGCAGGATGTTACCCGCGTTGACCTGCACCTGCACCCAGCCTATGCCGCGATGAGATCGCCGGAAAATTCCGGAACGAAAAGCGGCTGGCGCAGGAAGAAGATGTCCTTGAAAGATCCGACCGGATTGGCCGGAACCGTCGTGTCCCCGGCCGGGTACATGAACCCCTCAGCCGCGTCCCATGCCTCCTCCGGAGTGGAGAAGAGGACCCCGCCCTCCTCGCGCACACGCCGTGCTGTCATCGGACTGATGAGCAGCGGCTCCAGCCCCCGCCGGAAGCGGGGGAAGCACTCGATCGTCCAGAGGTTGTGCCTGACCAGGGTGTACACGACGGTCTCCTTCAGATGGTGATCTTCTCGATGCTGCGGGTCGGACCCTCTTCGGGCGGGACGAAGTCGTACTCGATGTGGCTCCAGAGTTTCCTCCGGAGATCGTCCATCGCTTCTTCCTTGGTGTCACCCTCACCAGAGAGCCCCGTGCGGGGCTCCTTCACCGTGCAGCCATACCGTCCGTAGTCGAATACCTCGACCGTGAACTCCACGGTATTCTCCTTCCCTTGAGCAATACGGTACCACGAAAAGAGGGCCCCGGAGGGCCCTCTCTCGCTGCTCGCCAGCCACCGAAAAGCGGCCGGATTCTGCGGTGTTACTCGACCTGGTCCAGGAACTCGATGTCGGACTTCAGGGTCTTCGCCTGGCGCTGGTACTTGGCCAGGTCGCGCTTCGCCTTGTCGAGGTCGCGCTGCCGGTCGGCGACCCGCTCCATCGTGTCCTCGATCGCGTTCTGGACCCGGGCCAGTTCGGCACGGCGGACGTCAGCCTCGGAGCGGGTGCCCGCGTGAGCCTCGATCCAGCCCACGAACTCGTCGAGTTCGACGGCGACGAAGTACTTCAGCTTGCCGTTGCGCTTGACCAGCTTCGGCAGCCGGTCGGCGTAGTTGGAGAACTTGGAGGACAGGGACTGGGCGGAGATGCCCGTACGCCGCTCGAAGTCGACCCGGGTCTCCAGCTCCTTCTCGCGCCCCTGGAACTCGGGACGCAGCCAGATCTCGGCCATGTTCAGGAAACCCTCTCGCTGTGGAACTGACGAACGGCGTCGGCGTGCCAGACCTCGGGCAGGTCGGCGTTCTCGGCGGCGGCCTGGAGCTTCAGCAGCTCGACGACCTTCGCCTTCGGGTCACCCTCCTCGTGGGCCCTCCACTCCAGCCAGACGTCCATCGCCTTGCGGACGTGACTGACCTGGTCGCGGCGGTCCTTGTCGGTGGGCTTCCGGTTGCCCTTGTTCATGTACTGGCGGCGCAGCAGGTGACGCGGGTCCTCGCCCTTGGGCCCGATCCGGGGGAAGCCGTCGCGGTAGCCCGGCTTCAGGCCGTTCAGGAACTCCTGGACGTGCGAGGCGTTCGCACCGGCCGCCAGCGCCATCATGACGGAGGCCGCCAGGGCGCTCGGCGGGATCCGGCTGGCCGCCGCCTGGAGCACGTGCTTCATCCAGGAGCCGGAGCCCTCCCACGTCTCGTGGAAGAAGGGCCAGCCGTGGACCAGCTCGTAGATCTCCTGGTTGCTGGCGTCGGCGACGGTCCACTCGGTGCGCTCGGTGCCCCGGATGACCGGGAGGATGAGCTTGGCGGCGGCGGCCGACTGGTCCGGGTAGGGGATGTCACCGAGGAGCTGACCGGCGTTGCGGCCACGGCCCGTGTCGAGCACGGAGAAGGTGCCCCACTGGCCGTTCGTGGTGACCGGGACCTCGATCGTCTTGCCCGACAGGGCGCAGGCGGCGAACCGGTGCTGGCCGTCGAGCAGGAAGCCGTCCTCCGTGAAGACCACGGAGGTGGAGATCCGGTCGTCCCAGCCGCCGTCGGCAACGATGGAGACGAGGCCCTTGTTCTTCTTGGTGCCGTTGAGCGTCGTGATGAGGAAGCGGCGGTTGGCCGTGACCTCGGGGTGACGCAGCTCGCGCGGCATCCGCTCGACGCGGATCACCCGGTACTTGAGGACGTCGCGCGCCATCTCGGGGGTGATCTTCATGGACGGGTGCGGGTAGGGCCGCTCGGGGTTCTTCTTCAGGTACTCCTGCGGCGTCTCCGGGATCGGGAACCGCGCCTTGCGGGGGTCCGAGACGAACTCGAATCCCAGCATCCTCTCGATGGTCGAAAGGTTCTCTTCTCGCGCCACTTTTCTCTCACCTTTCCGGGTGTGTGACTACATAGAACACGATCGAGGTGGCGGCCGTCAAGACGATGGTCGAGACGGCCGCCATCCGGATGTTCTCCGGCTAGTTGCCGGAGAAGGCGTCGCCGACAGCTTCCCCGATGGCCTTGAAGACCTTGCCGATTCCCTCGGCGCAGTCCTCGACGATGTCGCCGACCGCCTCGCCGAACCCGCGCGAGCCGCTGGAACTCCGGCCGCCCCCGGCCGTAACGGGGGCGGAAGAAGAGCCTGCGGTCACGGAGTCGTGCACCACCCGGCAGTGACCGATGATCATCTGGCGGGCTGTGTACTCGCCGATGTGCATCGGTGCACCGCACAGGACGCAGCACCACATCAGGCCGTCCTCGTTCCAGCGGATCATGTTCGCCGGGTTGTTCCGCTGCGGCGTGTGGTCCTTCTCGTGCGCCGCGATGGCGAAATCGAAGAGCCGGTCGCTCTTGTCGAACGGCTTTCCGCAGGTCGGGCAGAGGTAGATGTCGTCGGTGCTCACCCTCGGGCCTCCTCTTCCAGGGTGGACTGGATGAATCCGACGGCCGCGCACATGGCGGCGCCGACGGTGAACGCCAGAGCCTCCTCCTCGCCCAGGCTGGCCAGCATGGCGAACGGAATCGTCCAGGCACCCTCGTCCTTCTCCTCTGCCCGGCTGGCGATGGGGAGCATCTTCAGCAGTCCCACCGTGCCGTCGGAGAGCTGGAGGTTCACCGGCACCATGTCCTCGTGGTACCGGTGCGCGAACTGCCAGCAGAGAGTGGCGACCACCGGGTACCAGCCGTGCTGGTCCACCTTCTGCTGGAGTTCGGCCAGGACGGTATCGACGGACTCCTCGCCGCCCTGCTCCGACTCGATCAGCCGGTTCAGCAGGGCGGGTTCGAACTCCTGGAGGTCGTCGATCTGCTCCTGGGTGATGTCGGGGAACTCCTGCTGCGGGAGCGGCTTGCCCTCGGCCATGAGGGTCAGCACGTCGGTGACGGAGAGCATCAGACGGCGTCCTTCGGGTCGGCCGGGCGGCACAGGTAGACGTGGACGTACCGGACGGAGTGGGCGGGCCTGGACTCCTGGACGGTACGGGGGACGACGATCTCGTAGGCGTTGCCGTCCTTGTCCTGGAAGATGTGCCCCTCTGGGAAGACGGGGCCGGTCGGCCAGACGTCCCAGTCGTAGGGCTCGTGGCGGATCTCGGTCGCCTCGAACTCGCCGTCGAAGTAGTCGGGCCGCTTGCCCAGCGGCTTGATCTTGATGGTCACTTCTCTCCCTTTCCGATGCGGTCAGACTCCCTGACCACGGTCAAGCCGTCCTGCGGCAGCAGGAGGCCAGTGAACTGATCGTCCCAGCCGGGCACGATCTTGGTCTCGATCCCCTCGTCCTCCCAGACCTCGACCACGGCCGGGTTGTCGTCGTGCGCCTTCATCACGACGAACCCGTTGGCCCGGATCTTCGCCAGGATCTCCCGCTTCACGATCGCGTCCTTGCGGAAGTCGTCGTTCGCCCGCGTCCAGATGCTGTCGAACGGGATCTGGCAGCTCTCCAGCCACTTCCGGGTGAGGGTCCGGTACCGGGCCATGCGGGCGGTCACTACGAGGACGGCCCGGCCTTTCGCCTTGGCCTCGTGCACCCGCTCGACTACCTCGGGGTGTGGCGGGCAGAAGGCGGAAGCCATGTGGAAGGAGTGGAAGTCGCGGTTCGGAGGAGTGACGTAGTGGCGCACGCTGCTGACGTCGCACAGGGTGCCGTCAACGTCGAAGATCTCCGCTTCCTGCTGTTGTGCCTGATTCATGTTGATTCGACCCTTTCAGAACCCCTTGGACTCCCAGCGCACGCCGTACAGGCCGAGGCGGGGGTCGTTGGTCTGGGAGACGAGGGAGACCGCGTAGTGCCAGCCGCACTGCGTGCACGTCTCGCTCCAGCCGCCGGTCCTCTTGGCCAGGTCGGAGTTGACGTCCGCGTAGTTGAGGTGCCGGACGTTCAGGGTGCAGCAGGGGGAGGTGGTGATGACCTTCTCCGTGCTGCCCCTCTGGTAGACGGCGGGCCGGATCACGGCGACACCCGTGCGCGAGGAGCGGTAGTTCTCGTAGGGCTCGCCGATCAGGTAGGTACGGGGCGAATCGGCGCGAACCCACACACCATCACCGTTCTTCTCGTACTCGTTGATCGAGATCCAGGCGCCCATCCCCAGGTGGGTGCCGTGATCCTCGTCGAACCCCTCGATCGTGCGGAGCTGTCCCTGGTAGACGACCTTGTCGCCACGCTTCGGTTCCGTGAGTTCCATGCCTCTTCCTCGTCCCTTCCGAATCAGTTCGCCCGGCTTCCGGACACCTTCCGAGCTGCTTCAGTCCCCGTCGATGAGCGGGAAGCCCGTCTTCTTCGTCGCCACCAGGCGGCGCCAGCGCGCAGCGGCCAGCCTGAGAAGCCTGTCGTGACCGTCGAGCCCGACGTGGCTCACCGCGAAGGCGTCGGGTGCCGGTACATCATGACGGGCGGCCCAGTCGTAGACCGAGTCCACCGTCTTCTGTCGCTTCGCCATCACCCTTCCTCTCTCACTGACGGCCATCGTCAGGTGCAGTCTCACTGCACGACCGGGCTGGCTGCCCGGTTTCGGCCTCTGGTCAGATCACATGCTGGGGTGACGGTCCCGCCAGGTCCCGAACGGCTCCGCCAGCGGGCCATCCTTGACATAGTCCGGGTCCATCCAGTTCGCCGCCTGGATCGCCCCGCAGGCGCCGCACTCGCCGCCGCCGGAGTGGTCGTGGTACTTCCCGAACTCCTCCCGGATGTGCTGGGCCCAGCGGCGCCGGGTTTCCAGCTCGTCGTCGTGGAGCCGGGCCACGGCTCGCATGAGCTGCCCGTCCATTCCCTTCATCCCTCTTCTCCCTTCGGAAGCCTCGCCAGGGGCGGGGCCATCGGGTGCCAGTACGTCCACTCCCTGGGCGCGTACCGGCCGAACTGCTCGCTCCCCATCACCATGGACAGGGCGGCGACGAGAGCAGCACAGAAAGCCTCCTGAACCCTCTCGGCCGCACCCTCGCCATCCAGGGCCTCGGCCGGGCCCTCGGCGATCGGATGCCCCATGAATTCCACGACGGTGATGCACCCGCCGTTCGGCAGCTCGACGCTTCCCGCCTTGAACAGTTCGGGGTTCACGCCTCCTCCACCGGCAGGCCGGGCGGCCTCGGTGACAGCCTCGTGGCCATCAGCCAGCCGGTGACCCGGCGCTCCTGGTGCAGTTCCTCCGCCAGCATGCTGACGATCTGACGGGCGAAGTACTCCCGCCACCACTTCGTGAACCCTTCGGGGTCCTCGTCGTACTCGGCGACCTTGTGCACCGAACTGGCCAGCGGAACACCGAACAGCTCGACGACGATCAGGGGCTGGCCGTTCTCCTCGGTCTTCCCGATCCGGATGGCGTCCATCACGACTCCCCGAAGGGGCCGAGGCGGTACACGTCACGGCCGGTCGGCGATTCGGTGCGCCACTTCACGAAGTCGTGGTCGTAGCCCTCCGTCAGCACCTTGGCCAGCATCCGGGCCAGTCGCGTCTCGAAGGTCTCCTGCCAGTCCTCGGCGTCCTGGTGGCCCGCCTCGAACTCGTGGGCGTCGGCGTACAGAACCGGGATCCCCAGGATCTCCAGCACGTAGACCTCGTTGCCCTTCTGGTCCGTGGCCAGACCGACCCGGAAGAGGCCCTGGACCTCGTTCACATCGATCTTCGCCATGCTCTTCTCCGTTCCTCAGTGCCAGTAGCGGGGGGCGTTCTTCTCCAGGTGATAGATCCAGGATCCGGGGCTCTCACCCTCGCCCTCGTTCAGGTAGAGCTGGCGCCGGGCCGCAAACTCGGCGCGTTCCTCGTGCGTCTCGCCCAGGTACTTCTTCACGTCCTGCGGAGCGCCCCAGGTCGTCACGCCCTGGAGACAGTCGCAGATGATGCCGCTGCCCTGCCGGGACAGACAGTTCGTGCCGTGCTCGGAGGGCGGAATCTCCTTGAATCCCATCTCCTCCAGAATCACGAGCTTCTGCTGCGGAGTGAGCCCGGCGTAGTCGATGGCGAACTCGTGCTTCACGTCTCTTCTCGCTTTCCGTCAGCCCCGGTTGCGGGGCTCGAAGTGGGGGTACTTCACGCCGCCGAACACGGCAACCTGGAGAACCTGGTCCAGAGTGTGAGGGTCGAACGTGCCGAGTTCGTCGCTGAAGACCCACATGGAACAGGCTCGACCGGTTTCTTCGCTCGGCGGGTGGAACGGCTTCTCGGTGTCGGCGTTCTCGTAGGCGATCAGCTCGGCTGCTGTGTACAGCACCGAGTACGTGATCACCTTGTCGATCCGGCGATCACTGTCAAGCGGGTGAGGTGCGTGAACCCGGTAGGCCCAGGTGTCGGGCGCCTGGCCCGGCTCCCACTCGCCGAACCGAATGAACATCGAGCCCCGGTCGGCCCAGGACCAGTGGCCGTACAGCTCCTGGACTCCGACTCCGAAGAACAGTGCTTCGGCTTCCTGGCGCAGGCTCATCAGCGCTCCGCCTCCCTCGGCCAGGCGATGGCCCGGCCCTGCCGGATGCCGGGAGGGAAGTGGAAGGCCACCGTGTAGCGACGGCCTCCCGCCTGGACGGTCCGGGACACCCGAAGGCGCCCCTCCTCCGGCTGGCTGCTGACGATGCGTGCCACCCGGCGGTTCGGGCCCGCTCCGGGGAACCGCTCCACGAGGAAGTCGCCGACCGCCGAGATCATCGGGCCGCCGCCAGAAGCCCGCGCTCCTCGGCCGCCTGGAAGGACAGCTCGATACCGTCGTGCAGAACGCGGATGCCGCCGTGGGACCGGATCTCGAAGATGCACAGCCTGGGAACAGTCAGATGTACGCCGACCTCCGGCTGCTTCTGCTCCGCTCCGCTCACGGTGACCTTCGCACCCCGGCCGGTGGCACAGTTGACGATGCTCCCCCCGGCCGCGATCGAGCCGCGCCCGGACGAGGAGACCGAGCCGCCGCCGGACACTGAGGTACCCATACGCAGACCCAGCTTGTCGCGCAGGGTGTTGATCAGGGTGGGCCTGCCGACCTCGACCCCGAACGAGACGCCTCCCGGGCCGATGGGTCCTGCCCAGGCGGCCAGGCCGCGATCGGCCAGGACGTCCACCGAGCGGTACTCGGCCCGTTCGTCGACCGTGATGGTGACGGGGAGGTCACCTGCCATGACGATCACCCGGCCCGGTCCGCCCAGGTCGTGCTGGTGCATGAGTCGCACTGCTCTTCTCCCTCTCCGGTTCTACTGGTCGGTGCCGAGCGCTTCCCGGCACCCCTTCGTGAAGTGCTCTCGGGTGGCGCGTACTTCGGCTTCCGAGCCGCCGCCCATGGTGAGTTCGAGCACGGCGTCCCGGAAGGAGTACAGCCGGGAAAGCAGATCTTCGTTGCAGTGCAGAGCGGCCACCGAGACGGCAGCCTCCAGCACCTGTGCCCGGTCCACGTCGGAACTGTGGTCGGCTCCGATCCTGCCGGGGCGCTGCGCGTCGGAAGCCTTCATGATGACCTCGATGAATGCCTCCGACGCCCGCTGGACGTAGAACGCTTCGACGTGCCCCCGGATGCGGGGCCTCTGGCCGGTCGGCGGCTTCTCGTCTTCCGGCTTCTTCTTGCCGAACAGCTTCATCAGTCCTCGTCCCCCAGGAACGTGATCAGTACGGGCGGCCGTACGAAGCAGGTGTGGATCTGGTGCAGGTGCAGGATTCCGGACGGCGTGAGGTCTTCCCATCGGGCCTGCCAGTACTCGCCGGTCTTCGTGCTGCGCAGGGTGCGCGCTGTCGAGCCCATGTGTGTGGCCTGGACGACCTCGACCGACAGGTCCGTGGTGGGGAACTGGGCCCGTATCGTCGCGGCCTTGACCCGCTCGCCCCTCTCCTCGAAGAGCTGTGCCGCCTCCTCCAGCAGGCTGGCGTCGTAGTTCCGGCTCTCCTCCGTCGGCCACAGCGGGTCGACCGGGGTGAGCAGGCGCCCCTGTGGGCGCAGCATGAGGATGGCGGCGCCCACGGCGCACTGGTCGGGCTCAGCCTTCCTGGGGAGAACCGCCAGCACGTACATGCCGGGCCCCGGTATCTCCTCCCAGTGATCCCCGGCCTCCGGGAATCTCACCAAGTCGTTTGCCATTTCCTCTCCTTCCGTGCACGGGAGTCTATCATCAACCGGCCTAGGTCACGCTGGAAACACAACAAGGGGCGACCCCGATCCGGGGCCGCCCCTTGGGTGGCTCAGTCGAGCTGACGCCTGCCGCTCACGACCTCGTAGACGTAGGCGTAGCGGTATGGAAGCTCGTCACCGCTGAACTCGTCGGTCTCCGTCACGACGGTAGCGCGAAGGACCGTCCAGACGTCACCCCGGTCGTCCGCGAAGCAGTGCCCACGGGAGAGCAGGGGCATCTCCGGCTTCCGACCCGCATCCTCCCGGGGGCGGACGGTGATCTCGGCGAAGGCGGCCTGCCAGTTGGGGTACAGCTCGTTGACCCCGGTCGGCAGGTTCGAGAGGGAGTCGATCACTTGAAGATCCCCTCCAGGACGGCCTTGTCGAACAGCCAGATCCCGTACGGGTTGCTGACCGCGACGTGCTCGGCCTTCTTGCCCTCCAGGAACTGGCGGACGAGGTGGCGCTTCATCTCCTCCAGCAGGGAGGAGGGGAAGTTGTGGGTGTCGGTGGCGTCCCAGTACTCCTCGAAGTCGACCGAGACCAGGTGCCCCTCGTCGTCCCAGCGCCGCTTCAGCGCCAGCAGGGCCGTGATGACCGTCGGCTCGTCGAGCGTCAGGTCGTCCAGCATGCCCCACCCGCGCACGTGGGTGCCGAGCTGGATCGCGGTCAGGCGCAGAGCCTCGGCCGTCGCGTTGATGTCGTACTTGCTCAGCGCCTGGAGCTGGGGGTAGCGGGAGTAGTCGGTGTCGGCAGCCTTCTCGGCGAAGCGCTCGTGGAACTCCATGGGTCTCTCTCTCCTGTTCCGATCACTGCATCAATGAGGGGGCGCCCGTCGGGCGCCCCCTGAAGGTCATCGCTGACCCTGGCCCTCTTCGCGCTCGCGCGCCTCCTTGAGGGCCTTCCCCGGCTCGCGCTGGGGCAGCTTCTCTGCCATGTCTTTCCTCCTTCCCTGACCTAGGCCACTGTATCTGATCGAACTCGCCCTGGCTACTTGGGCGTTGCGGCCTGCTGCTGGATCAGCTCCACGGCCCGGACGTCGCCGATCTGCTCGGCCAGCGACAGCAGGGCCTGAACCGCCTGCCCCTCGGTGAGGGCCAGGATGAAGCTCTCCGGGCTGTCGCTGTCGACCGGCACGATGACGTCGCTGCTGTCGACGGGGACGAACCCCTCCAGCAGGTACGGCCGCTCGCCGTACCAGTCGTCCAGGTCGGCCACGGGCTCCTTGACCTTGGCCTCGTGATCGATCTCGCTGTGGTGCATTTCTCCTCCAGTTCCGTGAGATCCCACGGCGAAGGCCCGGCCGCAGCCGGACCCCACCGAAGCGCCTCACACCTTCCGAGCGGCCCGGTCCCGTTCGACCGCCGCCTTCTTCCCCGGGTCACACACGTGCTGACCGGCGGCCTCGACGAGCGAGTACAGCCGGGGGTCCTGGTCACCCCAGGTGATGTTCGTGTCGCACGCTTCACAGACCGTGGAGGCGTCCTCTGTGTAGATCTGGAAGTCCGGCAGCTTCTGCACCAGACGCAGCACGGCGGCCAGGTCCCGGCGGTCGACGGCGTACATGCGGTACGGCCAGCCGTCCGTGATGAAGCCGTTCGAACTTCCGATCTGGGCTGCCACGTTCACGTCGTCCGGGTACTGCTCCAGCCAGAGCAGCATGCGCGCTACGGCGGCCTGGACATTCCCGCCGGGCCGGAAGTCCGGGTTGTTGTCGTCAGGGTCGCTCATCACTTGTCCACCTTCTCCTCTTCGCGAAGGGGCCGGATCTCCGAGTGGAACGCAGCCTGCCGAACCAGCATGGTCAGCGGCTGCGTTCCCGCCGTTGCCAGGCTCATCAGGTTCGTGGCGTACCGGTGCTCGAAGCCCCGGCCCAGCAGCTTCGTCAGCACCTCCGAGCGCACTGCCGGGACGGCCCCGGGGAGTCGCCGCAGCAGGGCGTACAGGTGCAGGAACTCGTCCCACTCCAGACATGACTGCGGCGGGCACTGGCCGGTCGTCAGCTCGATCCGCAGCAGTTCCAGGCGGGGCGTGTTGCTGACCAGCTTCACTCCTGCTCGCCCTTCCCGTTGTCGAGCACCATCACGTCCGGGTCCCAGCCGCCGTCGTTCCGGTCGATGTGGCAGGCGACCGAGGTGACGGACTGGCCGCGCGTCACGACTCTGGCCGGGGCCAGAACCGAGCCGACGTAGTAGCCCTTCCGGGCATCGTTGCGGATCTTCACCTTGTCGTTCTGGGCCTTCGACTCGTTGAAGGTCTGGCCGGTGCGGTTCCCGTCGGCGTCCAGCAGAGACCAGAAGGATCCGTACTGGCCGTACGCCTCCCGGGCCGGAACCAGGTTGCCCTCCAGGTCGAAGAGGGCCGGGAAGTACCACATGCCGCCGTTCTCGACGATGTCGGCCTGGAGCCGGTACTTCTCGGCGTTGATCCCGCTCGCCCACTGCGAGAGGGCGCCGTCCGTGTCGCACCGATCGAACGAGTCGCGCGACTCCTGCTCCCGCCTGCGGGCCAGGTCTCGCAGTTCCTCGGCCTTCTGCCGGGCCGCCTTCACGTCGTACTCGAAGCCCACCTGGGCGGCGTACGGCAGGTTCAGGCCCATCTCCTCGGCCATCTCCTTCGCCAGCGCCGTCTCCTCTTCGCGGGTCATCGCCATGTCTTCTCCTGTTCCGGTGATCAGTTGATCGTGAAAGACCCGAGGGTGACGGACTTCGCTCCCTTGTCGGCGAGCGTTTCCACCACCAGGTCCGGGTTCTTGGCGAAGTTCTCCCGGTCGACTTCCGCCCGCTCGCCGGGCGTTTTCGCTCCGGGGTACAACTCCGGGTCGACCTCGTACTCGAAGACGACGGTCACCCGGATGATCTCCTTGCTCACGCCGACACCTCCGGCTCGTCGAGCCCGTAGACGTAGACCACGGAGAAATTGTCGGCCAGCCAGAACTGCACCCGCCGGGCTACGAGAGCCTTCGGCAGGCCGCCCAGCCCGCAGCCGAGCGCCGGGAGAGCGACCGAGATCAGGCCCGTCTCGTCCAGGTACTCCTTCAGAGCGGCCAGCCCCCGATCCACGTCCTCGATCCGTGAGTTGTCCCGCCAGTGCCGCTTGGTGGCGATGCTCAGGATCCGGCGCCCGTCCGGCAGAAGTGCATCGTGCACCAGGCCGGGCTTCATCCGGCCCTCCCGGCAGAAGGTCACGTACTCCTCGACCTGCATGGGCCAGCGGTCCTTGAATTGCCGGGCCAGCCCGGCACCCGGCACGCCGACGCAGTTGACCGGGCTGACCAGTCCTTGCGCCGCCGACTCCAGCAGGTTCCCTTGAGTCCAGATCAGCGGCATGTCACAGCTCCGTGATGCGCAGCAGGCGCCGGACCGGCACCTTGCGGATGGCGTGGTTGTCGAACTCCATGACCACGAAGCCGCCTTCGTCGATCCGGTACCCCTTCAGGGAGGCGTACCCGAAGTCGCTGCCGAGGGGAACCTGCGGCGGTCCCGTGTGGTAGCTCTCGTCGTTGTCGAACTCGATCGACAGGCTTGCCATCAGATGTCCACCTTCCACGTGTCGACGCTGGCCTCGCTCAGCATCTCCATCCAGTCCCCGACCGTGATCAGCCAGTGGCCCTCGATCACGAGTCCGGCGTCCCCGTCGTGCAGCCGGAACGGCTTGTTGCGGGGCGCCCGCAGCACCGCGCCCATGCTGTACGTGACCAGCGGGCGCAGGCCGTACGGGGTGTGCTGCTGCACCTCGACCATGCTGGAGTAGGTGAACCTCCCGGTGCCCTCCTCCTTGTTCAGCACGATGTGCAGCAGCGTGCCGTCCACGGCCGGAATGTCGATCTCTGCGGTCTCCGGGTGATTCATGAGGGCTCCATCCCCTTGGTCTCCATGCGGCCCGATCTCAGGCTGCGCTCCAGGATCACGGCGTACCGGATCCGGTCGTCCTGCCTGCGGCCGTACGTGGTGGCGATCAACGCCGTCTGCCTGCTGGTGTGCTGCTCCAGGAGAAGGCGGTGGTCGCCGTCCCAGCGCAGGCACAGGGACTTGTCCGTCAGCTCCTCGCGAAGACCGTCCCAGCGTTCGCGGTCGCCGCTCCATGAAGCCCGTAACTCATCGGCCAGGGCTTCGAATTCGTCCTCGCTCACGTCTCTCCCATCCGAATGGCCTAGGTCAAAGACGATACGCAGAAGGGGCCCCGGCCGCAACCGGAGCCCCTTCAATGCGACCCGTAGGTCAGACGGCCTTGAGCGCGGCGAGGGCCACGAGGATCGCGTGCTCTTCACCGGCCCGGATCGCGCGCTCCATCTCGCGGTGGAACTCGGCGTCGGCGGTCTGCCAGTCGGCCTCGATCTTGTCGGAGAGCATGCCCGCCACCCAGTCCAGGGTGTCGTTGGGCAGGCCCGGGAACTTCGAGCTGATCTGGCTGCGCACCTCGGCGCGGTTGGGCAGTTCCATGATGCGTTCTCCTCCCGTTCCGAATTCTTCTGACGGCCATCGTCAGGCGGGACTTCCATTCGTCCCACGACCCCCTTCCAGGGGTTTCGGCCTCGGAGTCAGACCTTCAGACCGCGCCGGGCGGCGGCGAGGACCATGCGGATGGCGTCCTCGTTGCCCGCCCGGACCTCCTTGTCGAGGGCGTTGAAGAGCAGGTCGTCGGAGCGGTCCGGCCCCTCGTGCCAGGTGCGCACCATCAGCTCGGACATCCACGTGATGGTGCTCTGCGGAAGATCCGAGAAGACGATCGCCAGACCCACGGCGATGCTCTCGGCGACGGGGACCTCGACTTCTGCGTTCACTTCTTCTCCTGTTCCTGGTGCCACTTCTTGCGGGCCTCGTTGACCCGCTCCTCCGCCTCGGCCAGATCGGCGGCCAGGCGGTAGATGTTGGCCAGCCCCTCACTGTTGAGGGAGCTGTGACTGATCAGGCTCCGCACCGCCATGTAGGCGGCCGTCACCGAGAAGCATCCCGGGCTGCGGGTGCACGGCTTGTGCGTGCCCCGGTCGAGCTGGCCGAGGTCCCGGCGCAGCTCTTCCGACAGCTTCAGCCGGTACCGGGCCTTCCGTTCCGGGGTGGCGCGCTCCTGGAGCACTTCGGCGTGGGGGTGATTCGGGTCGATGACCCAGCCCCTCCGCTCGATGTACTCCCGCTGGCTCTCGATGTACCGGGTGATGATCTGCCGCATCGCCGGGTAGGCCCGGTTCCACAGGTCAGCCAGGTGCTCGGCGTCGGCGTAGCTGAAGTGTCCCGTCTCGTGGACGAGGTCGGCGTCCAGCATGTCAGTAGAGGTTGATGCTGCCGGAGGACTTCTTCGTCCTGATGTCCAGGTCGGTGCGCCCCCGGGTTCCGCTGATGTTGGCCGAACCGGAGGAGACCCGGACGTCGATGCTGCCGCTGGCGGCCGGACCGACGTTCAGGTTCATGCTGCCGGAGGAGATCCGCAGCTTGGCGTGGGAGCCGGTGTACTCGCCCACGTTCAGGCTGCCGGACGACGCCGTGGCTTCGATCCCCTCCGTCACCCGGCCGATCTGGAACGAGCCGGAGGACAGCTCGGCACGGGCCTTGCCGACCGAACCGTGGACCGCGATCGAGCCCGAGGACAGGTCGCCGTCGATGCCGACGAGGTCGCCGTGCACGTCGAGCATGCCGGAGCCGAGGTCGGCCCGGATGCCGGACTGTCGGGGCAGCGTGACCTCGACCCGGACCATGTCCTCCCCGGAGCCGGAGCCGCCGATCACCGTGGCCCCCCGGCCGACCGACACGAAGGAGACGTTGCCCGAGAAGACCATCCGGCTGCCACCTCCTTGGATCACGGTCGGTGGGACCTGGAAGTCCGGCACCTTCACGGTCAGCGTGCTGCCGGACAGGTAGATCTTCGTCTTGCGGACGGCGTCGATCACCGACTGCACCGTGGACCGGGTGTAGACCCGGACCGAGGCGAAGTCGACGGCGTCCACCGTCACGGTGCCGTGGATCGAGTCACCCGAGATGTCCAGCAGGACCGGGCCGGAGTGCTGACCCTTCCCGGAGAACGACTGGTCCGGCAGGCCGTCCTGCTTGCTCAGCTCCGCTCCGGAGCCGCCGCCCTCGTACTTGCTGATCTCGCCCATGTTCTTCCTCTCCCTCTCCGTGTCTTCCGGTCTCAGATCTCGTCGTAGCGGCGTTCGTAGGCGATGGCGTTGTCCAGTGCCTCCTGCGGGTCCATGCCCGAGGTGACGCCCTCGTAGAAGCCGTCCTTGTTCTCGGTGCCGAGCTTCTTCAGCACGGCCACCAGCGCCTCGTTCACGTGGTGGTACGGGGTGCCGCCATTGCGGCCGTCCTGGATGACCAGGTCGTACTCGTCGATCACGTTCCACTTGTAGAGCAGGTCGGCCAGCTCTTTGGCCGCTGCCAGCAGGTGGATCGTGCGCATGTCCAGCTTCTCGTCCTGGGTGGTCATGCCGTCTTCCCCTTTCCGGCCGCCCTCCGGCGGTCGATCTCGGTCTTCTTCATGGCGATCAGCGCCACGACCCCGGCGAACGCCCGGATCACTTCAGCCACGTTCCGCACCCCTCTTGCCCTGTTCGATGATCCGCGCCACCAGCTCCATCCCGGTGCGCTCACCCGCCGTGCTGGGCGTCATCGCCCGGCCCCACCGGGCCGCCTCGTAGAACGCCTCCAGCGCCCGCCACTCGACGGTCACCGTGATCAGGCATGAGCCGTCACACTCCGGCCAGGTGCAGTGCCTGCCGTGCGCCCCCGGCGACCGCCGGGGGTACAGCTCCTGCTCTTCCGGCTCGGGCGGCGGCGGGCAGGTGCAGGGGTCGCTCCCGATCCCCGTGCAGCAGGTGCCGCCGCAGCCCCGGCATTCGTAGCTCACTGGACACGCGCCGGTTCGTGAGCCCGGCACCACGGGACGCCGGGGCAGGCCGAGAAGACGATCCCCTTGCCGAACCTCGGCTTCACGGGGCTGTCGTGCTCGGAGCAGAGCATGACCGGCGGGAAGAAGCCGTCCCACTCGTCGCTCTCCGGGTCGAAGCCGTCCAGGACGCCGTTCACGGCCGCCAGGATCGCCTTACCGGCGTCACTGTCGGCGCTCAGGCCCTTCTTGGCCATCGCCCTGCGCCAGGCCGCCACGGCTTCCCTCATGGCCGCCTCGGCGATCCTGCGCTGGTACTCCAGGATGCTGTCGTGACAGAACAGCTCCCGGATCACCGCGTTCACCTCCCGGGGGTCGGCGAACGAGCCCGGAGTCCGGACCTTCACCTCTCCCCAGCCGTCGGTGTTCAGCGGCTCACTCATCGCTCTTCCCCTCTCCTGGTCTACAGCGCCGACTTGGCGACGCGGATCATGCGGTCGAACGATTCCGGGGTCATGAGCCCAGCGTTCGTCCAGAGCACCGGGTGACCGGCCATCGCCTCGGTGATGACCTGGCGAGTGATCGGAACACGCTTGCCGGTCCCGATCTCCAGCAGGTTGATCCCGCCGATGTACGTGTCGTACAGATCGGCCCGACGTACGAACTCGTCGATCGTCTCGTCGTCGATCCGGCGGATGCCGGTTCCACCCGTGAGGTACACGATGGCCGACTGCTCGGGGCTCATTGGATCCGGCAGCGGGATCGTCTCGCCGTTGCTGGTCTCGAAGTACGCTCGCATCTCTTCCCCTTCCGATTCCCTGCCCGGCGGCAGTACGGCAGACGCACGGACCAGAGCCCGTGCGCCGCCGAGCCGAAGCCGGATCAGCCCTGCTGTACCTCCCGGCGAACCCGCATGCGGTCCCGCCGGATCTCCTGGTAGTGCGCCGCCAGGAGTTCGCTCATGAAGACCAGGCAGTGCGAGACCATCCGGGACTTCTCGGTGAACTCCGCGTCCCGGTCATGCCCCCAGTGGGTGGCGCCGCCCAGCTCGTCGAGCAGGTGGTCCAGGTACCGCCTCGTGACCATGTACCGGCACCAGTCCCGGCTGCCGCCGTTGCAGACCAGCTCCTCGGTCGGAGCCCCCGGGATGTCGGCCCAGCCGTCCCAGGTACCGGGGTGGCCGGACCACTCCTCGACCCGGCCGACGTTCGTCCCCGAGCGCGGGATCTGCACCGTGCCCGGATCGCTGACCATCACCATCGGGTCACTTCCCCTGGGCTTCCCAGTGGGCGTTCTCGGCGGCGTGGATCTGGTCGCCGAACGCCTTGCCGACGGCCCACGCCTCGTCGTACCGGTCGTTGAAGTAGTGGTCGGCGACCTGCGAGGCGATGTGCACCGTGGCGACCGTGAGCGAGGACCAGTTGAAGGCCCAGAAGGCGCCGCCCTGGTGCGGCAGCAGCTTCTCGTTCGTGGTGTAGCCGAGGGAGCAGAACGTGGTGGCGAACCGCTCGCACTGGTTGCTGTCGTCGACCTGGTAGAAGGGGCGGGTCGTGATCTTCTTGCCCCAGATCGAGCCGTTGTCGATGTGCAGGATCTGGCGCTTGCTGGTGTGGTCCTCCATCGGGACCGGGAAGTCGGTCCCCTCCGGGTAGAACGTGACCAGCCCGCTCAGCTCCGGCTCGATGGACATCGCCAGGATCCAGCCGCCCTTACGGGCACGGGGCTTCTTGCTCTGCGGCATCTCCGCGTACGGCCACGCCGACGTCTTCCGGACTCCCTTGAGTGGGGTCGTGATGCGTGCACCCATCGTGATCTTCTCCTTGTTCCCGGTCCCGTGCGTTGCGGTAGTCGTCACCCCAGCGGCCCGCCAGGCGGCCCGAGAGGGTGGTCGTGCGGCTCCCGGCGTTCAGCCAGGAGGTCAGCCAGGATGCCTCGAACTCGTCGGCGAGGCGTACAGCCCGGTCCTCGTCCGGTTCTCGGCGGTGGGATCCTCGTCCCCGTACCGGTCCATCTCGGTCCGGAACTCCGACGACATCGCCTGCTGCTCGATCAGGCTCAGGTCGTTCCAGTCCGGTCTTCGCCCAGCTCGGGCGATGGATTCCCGCCACAGCGCATCGAACTCCTTCGCCCTGTCGGCGGAGTTCACGACTGCGGGTGCGGCTTGGAGCCGTCCTTGCGCTTCTCCAGTGGGCGGGTGTGCTTGGCGTCGTCGCTGCTGCTCATCTCGTGCCTCCTCGGCGGCTTGCTGCGGTCGGTGGGATCTCTCTCGGGCATCCTCTCCTCGTTCACGGGCGCTGCACCAGCATGAGCGAGACGAACATGCTGGCCGTCACGTTGGGAACCAGCTCGCCGTCGTCGGCCAGCACCTCCCAGCCGCCCTTGGTGCCGACCTCGGTGATCCGGCCCCGGTAGAAGGTGCCGTGCTCCTCGCGGACCGCGACCCTCACGTGCTGGTCGTGCTGCCCAGCGGCGAACCAGACGGCCGAGACGACCTCCTGGTTGACGGGGGAGCGGAACTCCTCGAACTGCTCCAGTGCGGCGGCGGCCTGCTTCAACTCGGTGGCCAGGCGGCCGATGTGGGTCTGTGCCATCAGTCCTTCTCGCTTTCCGTCGTCTCTTCCGGCTCGATCCGGAACGGATCGGCCGGAGTGCCGCAGATGCAGGCCCCGGGCGGGCAGTAGCAGCCCTCTTCCCACCAGCGGCGTTGCTCCGTCACGATGCCTTCTTGTGCCGGACGATCAGGCAGTTCCACTGGTCCGGGCCGTCCTCGTCGTTGCGGCTCACGTCGTACCGGGCCTTCAGGTTCCGCTCGTAGTCCGTGAGCACCTTCTGCGTGTACTTCAGCAGGCCCTCGGCATTCCCGCCGAACCTGAACCGGGCCATCGTGTGGTAGCCGGGCTCGAACTCGACGACCACCCAGTCCGTCGGCCGCAGTCCCTCACCCAGGGCCCGGCGTACCGTGAACCCCGCTGTCACGCCAGTCGGCCCGGGACCGACACGCTGGGACCGGTTGAAGCGCTCCCCCAGGAAGCGGCTGACGGCCGCTGCGGACGGGGCGCTCATATCTGGTACCCCCGCATTTCCGGAAAGGCGGCCAGGACGATGTCCATGAGCCAGCCCCGGGCCGTCTTCGCCTCGTCGGTGCTCAGACTCTCGGACCAGGTGCCCAGGTTGGTGCCCCAGTACATCAGCTCGTCCTTGTAGATGCGGACGATCTCCTGCTGAGTCAGGGAGTCCGGGAGGTTGGCCGGTCGCTCGTTCCAGTCGACGTCGGTCTCGTTGCGCAGGAAGTTCTCGCCGAGTCCGTCGACCAGCTCGTGAGCTTCAAGCTGGAGCGGAACCGACACCTCGATCCATGCCGACGGCCGCTCCCTGGGGGTCCCCTTGGCGTAGATCCCCTTGTGCACCCTGATGTCCCTGCCCACCCGTCTTCTCCTTCTTCAGACCGCGTTGCGCATGCGGTACTTGTTGTCCCGGTTCGGTTCCTCTCCGGGCTCCAGAATCCACAGGGCCTGGATGAACACCCGGCCCCCGCTGTACAGGTCGAGCCGCAGGCCGTAGCGGATGCCCCGGTCCCGGGTCTCGCTGTACCGGACGATCTCGCTGATGTGCTCACCGAGGTTCTGGCCGATCCAGCAGGCGATGGACGCCTCGACGTCGGCGCAGACGAGCCTGTCGGGAGCGGCGGCCACGGCCGATGGGTAGGCGGCAGGGTTTCCGGTACCGGCCATCAGGCCGTCCTCCTGCGTGGCCACCTGCCAGGCGATGCGGGCGCCATGCTGGCCCGTGACGATGAAGCCGTGCTCCACACCGGAACCTGGCTTGCCCTCGGCCGGTTTCACCGAGGCGCCTTCGATCTTCAACTCCCGGAGCGCATCCGGGAATTCGATGGCCTTCACGCTTCTCCCTTTCCTTGACCTAGGCCATCGTACAGCGAAGGGGCCCGCCGTCAAGCGGGCCCCTCGGTATCCGGCCAGCCTCGGCCGGATCAGTCCTTCTCTTCCCCGGTCAGCGAGTCGATCAGGAAGTCGGCGGCGAAGATCTTCTCCCGGGTGATGCGGACCTGGCCGGTCAGCTTCGCCTCGATCTCTTCCTCGCTCTGCGCCATCTCGTAACTGGTCGAGCTGTACTCGATCTCGACCGCCAGCCCCGGAGCCAGGTTGATCCAGCTCCGGTCCTTGCCGCCGACCTCGTCGGCGTCGTCACCCCACCTCACTTGCACTCCCCGAGGTGGTTGAGGTGCCTCGGGCAGCGGCTCCCGGACTCGGTGCGGCCCTCGCAGTACCGGTCCGGGTCCTCCGGGAGGTCGTCCGAGGTGATGTGCAGCACCTTCGTGGCACCGAGGATCTGCTGGTACTCCAGCGGCGGCGTGGCGTGGTTCATGCGGCGCTGCTGGGACTGTTCGTTCGCCCGTTCCCGGACCGACCGGGCGAACGTGTCGGCCATCCGGGAATCAGTGCCCTCTGCCATGAGGGCGCCCGCGACGGCCGCCATCAGGGCCTCAGTGCTGTGCACCCGGTATCCCGGATCGCCCTGCTTGACCCGGACCGTCCAGCTCCAGTGGTGCGTCACTTCTCGTCCTCCCACCAGGCCAGCAGGCTGCTGCCGTCCTTCAGTTCCGTGATGACCCGGTCGGGGTAGCTGCCGCCCTCCGAGAGGCAGTGCGCCACGCCCTCGGCGAGCGCGGCCGACCGCTCCAGGCCGATGCCCTCGCTGCCGACCAGGATGCCCATCAGGTAGGCCACCAGCGGCGCCTCGCTTGTCGCCCGGAAGGCGGGACCGAGGTCCCCGGCCTTCACGAAGTACGCCCGGTTCGGGACCTGGCGCCCGCGCTCCCGCCAGACCAGCATCTCGCCGATGCTGGCCAGCTTCACCGACTGCACCTCGTCGGAGGGCAGGGCGTCGGCCCGGCGCAGCACTTCGTCCGCCTTCTCCTGCACGGAGACCGGCTCGTTGAACCCGGCGGCCAGCAGGACGCCGATGATGAGACCCTTCACCTCCTCCGTGTTCCCGCTCAGCACCCGGCCGTTGTTCACCGTGATTCCGTACCTCATGACTTCCCCTTTCCGTTCCCGGTTTCCGTCGTGCGGTATACCGGCATGCGATACACCTTCAGAGCCACCCCGTTGTCCATCTGGGTGGTCCAGGTGTTGCGACCCTCTTCGACGGTCGTCCATGCCTCTTCGGCGGCGTCGAGAGCCTGCGACTGCGGCATACCGGCCGTCATCAGGGCGCTCTGAACACCGACCATGACCGTGAAGCAGTCCATCGCGACGACCATGTTGAGAGGGTCTTCGCCGATCTGCATAACCCATCCGGCCACTACTTCACCACCTCGGCCAGGACCCAGCGGCCCCGTGCCGGAAGTGCCGTGCGGTAGGCGCCGTGATCCCGAAGCGCCTAGGTGGCCCTGCCCCGGACGATGACCTTCTCGGCCTCGTCGCTCAGGCCGTTGCCCTCCATGAGCTGCATGATTCTGTCGACGGCTGCCGACAGTCCTTCAGCCTCCTCCCTCGCGGAAGCCCGGCCCGGCGCCCCCTTCGCAGGGTTGGGGCCGCCCGGGAAAGCCGGTCGCCCGGAAGCATCCCGGACGACCGGCGGAGCGACGCCGTCCTGGTAGGTCCACACGCGATACCGCATCTGTTTCTCCTCCGTTCCGATGATCCACCGAGGGGCACGGACCGAAGCCCGTGCTCCCCGGAAGCCGACCGGCTCAGATCTTGCAGGTGTACAGGGTGTTCGACTCCAGGGCCGTCGGCCGCAGGGCCTCGACCTCCATCTCCGGGCCGTCCTCCCCGTCCGCCACGACCAGCGTGCAGCGGATCAGCTCCCGGCTGCCCGGCAGCAGGACGTAGAGGTCGTGAGCCATCTCCCGCAGGGGGACCCCGTCCTCCCGCATGGCCCGTGCCCACGCCTTCACGGCGTCCAGGTAGATGATCCCGTGGAAGCCGTCGTTCTGCGTGAAGTGGAACACCGGCTCCCGGGTTGGCGCCTGCATGTGCAGGCCGTTCCCGCAGGTGACGTTGGGGATGTCGATCAGCTCGGCCACTTACTTCTCCTCTTCCGGGTGGGACTCTCGGGCCCACGGCCTGCCCCAGTTGTCCAGCAGGTACGTGAGTGTGTCCCGCAGCTCGGTCATGCGCTGCTTGTCCAGGGCCAGGTCGTCGCAGCCGTCCCTCAGTTCCCACGGCTGCGGGTCCTGGCGCGGGTCGACGAAGTACAGGTTGTCGGACCCGTCCGCCTGGTACATGTCGAAGGTGTACTCGCTGTGGCCGTAGGGCCCCAGGTACGTCCACTTCAGGTCGAGCGCGCCCGGCTCGGGCCGCTTGCCGACCTCCTCGGGCTTCCTGCCGAAGGCGCTCACTCGTCCACGCCCCTGATCCGGTACACGACCTGACCCTTGACGACGATCTCGGCGCCGCCGCCCGTGCCGGTCAGCCTGCGCACGTGGCAGTGCTGGGGGAACGGCATCTTCTCGGTCTTCACCTGGATGAAGTCCCACGCCTCCTCGATCCGGAGGTCACCCTGCTCGATGTCGTACAGCGTCGAGCCGATGTAGTCCGGGTGCGCGAGTGCCATCGCCCCGGACTTCACGATCACGAAGATCACCGGCACTTCGTCCGGGTCGACCCACACCGTCGGGTGCAGGACGTTCGTGCCGTCGCGGTCGGTGATGCGGATGCCTGCCATGCTCAGATCCTCCCCGGCCGGATGGCCAGCTTGTCGTGCTCGTTGAACGCGGCCTCGGCCTCGCTCCGGAACAGGCCCCGGCGGCTGTCGATGCGCAGCCACCGGCCGTCGAGCGACGTGGCCCGCATCAGGTGGACGTTGTAGGCGTCCGGGTCGCCGTTGCGCTCGGGGCTGGTGTCGTATGTGATGACGAAGGCGAAGTAGCCCGGCGTCTTCGCCAGAACCAGGTTCGGCTGCCACCCCAGGAAGCTGCCCTTGATCACGGGCATCCCTTCCACCCGGGTCGGCGCCTCCTTGACGCGCAGCTTGTCCTCGTTGCCCATGCCCTACTCCCCGTCCCATCCGAAGGTGATCGACGACCAGTCCACGCCGCCGAAGTGGAAGCTGCCGGTCTTCAGCTCGTCGTGCTCCCAGGCCGACTTGATCCAGTCCCGGATCGCTTCCTTCAGGTTCTCCTGGCACTTGGCCGGGTCCGCCTCGCAGTCGTGGTCCGGGTCCAGGACGCAGCCGCCCTCCTCCCAGCCCTCCATCCCGCTCGGCTCTTTCCCGGTGCGGTCCATCTCGCCCTCGACGGCCTGCCAGATGCCCTCCCAGGAGGGTGCGTTGAACTCCTCGCTGCTCTCCAGTCTGTGATCGACGCCGTACCGCTCGACCTTGATCCGGTGACCCATCAGTCCGTCTCCTCCAGGTACACGTAGACCGTGTTGCTCAGGGTGGCCTCGTCGGCGTCCTGACCGACGTGGTGCACCGTCCATGTACCGGAGTGCAGGCCCGTCGTGTTGATCGTGGACCCGATCTGCGGCACGTGACCGGCGGTTACCGAGTTCTGCGACCGAGGCCGATTCCCCTGCCTCGGGAAGCACAGCACCAGCGTGAACATCCTCTTCTCCCTTCCGTTTCCACCGGGCTGACCCGGACTCCACGGGGCCCTCAGCGAGGGCCCCGCAGGGCTCGTTCAGAACGGCGCCGTGATGCGCGGGATGGCGAGGTCGCTGTCCCGCTCCGTGTCGACGGTGACCCCGAAGCCGCGCAGAGCCCGGACCGACTCGATGGCCAGTTCCTTCACCTGCGCGTCGGTCACGTCCTCCCGGTCGATGCGGCCCTGCGGCAGGTCGCCCCAGTCCACACCCCGGATGAAGCGTTCGGCGCTCACCAGGTCCGTGAGGTCCCGGTCGACGGGCACCACCCGGACGATGACGAACTGCCAGTCCCCGCCGTCGAACGCGGCCAGGTCTTCCTCGCTGTATCCCTCCAGCAGGACCGGGCTGGCCACCCCGTCCCGCTTCAGCTCGACCTTGAAGTCCATGTTCCGGACGCCCCACCGGGCACCCGGAACCGTCCACCAGTCCAGCAGGTCGTTCACTTGATCAGCTCCCGAAGATGAACGTGCCGGACTCGCCCGCCGGGACCGGCATCACGACGAAGTGCAGGCCGATCGTCGGGGTCATGCCGTCGTCGGCGTACGAGCCCCAGTCGAAGCGGTCCACGCCGCCCGCCTTGTCGAGCGCGTTGTACAGGCGGCCCAGCTCGGTGTGGTCCCCGGCGTCCTTGGCGTAGGTCTCCAGCGCGTGGCCGACGGTGGCCCCGGAGTGCAGGTAGTTCTCCTCCATGAACTCCATGACCTTGTCGGCCGGGATGTCCTCGAAGGTGTCCGGGTCATCCTTGATCAGCTCGGCGGCGGCGAGCACCGCCCACTTGCCGTACTTCCCGATCACCTCGACCACGTGATCGGCCGCCGGGTTGGCGCCCGCCCGGTAGGTCCCGCTCTCGTGCGCCGTCACCACGTCGGCGGCCACGTTCCTGAAGCTGTCCACGTTCTACTTCCCCTCGCTCCGAAGGCGCCCGGCGTTCCGCGCCTGCGCCATCATGTCCTCGAACACCTCGTCGGCGTTCAGGTTGTTGTGCCGGAGCCGCATCTCCTCGACGGACTCCATCAGCACTCGGGCCTTCTCCGGGCCCGGCATCTTCTGCGCCAGCTCCCGACCGGCCAGCCGGACGATCTCCGAGGCGGTCGCCTCGATGCTCGACAGCTTCCCGCCGTTCTGCATGTACGTGAGGACGCCGATGGCGTAGCCGATCGCCGTCTCCTCGTACTCGTCACCCTTCTCGTCCGCCACCACAGGCGTCCCTCACTTCCGACTGTCGACGCTGTTCCAGTACGCGTCGATCTCCTTCTTCATGGCCTGGTCGAAGTCCCGCTTGCTGCGGGCCGTCCAGTTCGTCCGGGCGCCGGGCAGCAGCTCGGTGAAGTCCGCCCGGGTGAAGATCCGGGGCGTTCCGTCACCGTTGCGCCACACGATGCCGACGTACGCCTGCAACAGGTCCGCACGCCGCACGAACTCGTCCAGCGTGGAGCGGTCGAGCCGGGGGATCCCGATTCCCATCTCGTTCAGCACCAGGAACGCCTGCTGCACCGGGCTCAGGTCGGCGGCCGGGTCCTGATCGGTCCCGTCGGGCTTCTTGAAGGCGTAGCTCACCGGCATGTTCTTCTCCCTTTCCGTGCTGACGGGACTCGTCAGGGCGGTCCTGTTCCGCCTACCGGGAGCCCTTCCCAGGGGCCCGGTTTCGTCCGTGTCAGACCGTCCAGTCCAGGTCGTCGAACAGGCCCCGGAGGACGTCCTGTGCGTGCTCGGGGACGTGGGTGTCACCGAACACCGGGTAGTCCACGACCGGGATCACGGCGAGGATCCGGGAAGCGTCATCCCGGGCCGTGACGAAGGCCCGGCGCCGCCCCTTCAGTTCCTCGTGCGCGGCCTTGACCGCCCGCTCCAGGGCGTGCGGGCCGGAGATCGGTGCCGATGTACCGAAGGTGGAGTTCGGTCCCGGGTCGACGACCGTGGAGTGGACGATGTAGTGCGTGGTGTCGCGGGTCAGCTCGGCCATCCCGGATCTCCTCAGAAGTCGTGCGGGTAGTCGGTCGGCATCGGGTCACCGGGGCCGATCAGCTTGGGCGGGTGCACGTAGGACAGGCCCGCCTGGTTGTACCGGTACAGCTCGACCTTCTCGGCCCGGTCGTACTCCTCCCGGCGCTGGTTCCAGTCGGGCCGCTCCAGCTCCAGATCGGCCTTCGGAATCTTCATCGCTTCGCGCAGGGACTCGTTGTAAGCGTTGCGGTACTCCATCGCCCGGCCGTGCCCCTCCTCCGTGTTCGGGAAGCGGTACACCGTGTGCACCTGGCCCGGCTCACCGGCCACCACGTCCACAAACTCGGCCGTGCGCCGGTACTCGTCCATCTGCTGCATGCCGTTCCTCCTCCGGCCCCGGGGTTCTCCCGGGGCCCTCGAATCCTACTGACCTAGGCCGTGAAGTTCCAGTTCTTCAGGACTGTTTGCCGAAGAGTCCGCCCCACGGGCCGTGCTTCTCGTGCAGTTCACGGTCCAGCGCGTCGGACACTGACTCCCATGCGCTCAGGAAGTTCTTGATCCAGCCCTCGGTGCGGCCGGACTCCTGCGCCATCAGCCGCTCGGCCTCCCCGCCCTCCGGGTTCCGCTCGTCGTCGGGGATGTCGAGCGCGAGGTCGAGCGCCCGGTCCAGCAGATCCAGCAGGGCGTGAACCTCGGGAACTGTGAGGCTGAAGAGCGGGGCCAGCCGCTGCTCGATGATCTCCTGCCGGGTCCCGGCGACCGATTCGCCGGGATCACAGGTGCAGCTCAGCTCAGCCACGCTGGACCACCTTGCACCCGCACGGCGAGGCCGCCGGGTTCGTGCAGACCTGACGGTCCTTCTCGGCCAGGCCCCACGCGCCGGAGGCCGCCGTCCAGCCCCGCTCGTACACGGTCCCGGAGTCGTGCACCCGGTACATGTTGTTCGGGTGGTACGGCTTGACCAGGGAGTGGACGTAGACGTCCGACCCTCCCTTGTGTCCCAGCAGGGCGTCCCGGATCAGGCCGATGTCCATCTCGTCGAGCCACTTCAGCCGATCGGCGGGCGACTTGCGGCCCTCGGTCAGCGCCTCGTACAGCTCGGTCACCCGGGCCTCGTCGCCGTCGATGTCGATCCACGCCTTGATCCCCCGGCTGCGGTCCTCCGGGAAGACGAAGTCGGAGATCCAGCAGGCGAGCTGGTCGTCGCCGTACTCGAACGCCTCGTCGTGCGGCGGGATCTTCTCCCCCTCGGCGATGCCGCGCAGGAAGTCGGCCAGCCGGGGCTCGCCCCAGATCCAGTGGATGATCCGTACCGTCGTCTCGTTCATCTTCTCCCTCTCCTTCAGCCCTCGGCTCGGGCCTTGTCGACTTCCTTGACGGCCTTGTCCCGCAGCGGGACGATCACCGCTTCGATCTGCTCGGCGGTCGGTTCGGTACCGACCTCCAAACCGTTCTCCTTCCAGGCCACGGCCCGGCCCAGATGCTGGATGTTCCGCTCGTGGGCGCCGTCGTCGTCGCCCCAGGCGTATGCGTACCAGCACTCCCGCTTCAGCTCGGAGCGGGCGGTGCGCAAGGTCTTCACGACCGAGCCCTTCTGCTTGCCGTCGCGGCCCATCTCGTCCCGCAGGGGCGTGCCGTCGGGCTGCGTGATCGCGTTCAGCGCGGCCTTGACCTTCTTCTCCGCCCGGCGCTTGGCCTCCGCCTCCCTGGCCTCGGCCCGCTCGATCTCCTCGGAGGTCAGCATCACCGACTTGGGCACGGCCACGTTCTCGCCCTTGTCCCGCCGGGCAACCGGTGCGTCCGGGTAGCAGATGGTGCAGGCCCGTTCCCCGGCGGCCTCGACGATCTCGGCCATGCTCTTCCCGGAGTAGTCGATCATCCAGGAGAACCGGGTCGGGAACTCTCCCCGGTTGCACGAAGAGCAGTGCATCGAACTGTGCACGTGCCCGTCGGTGACCAGGTAGGCCCGGGACCATCCGCCCCGGCGGCCGAACTCGTTCTCCAGCTTGACCAGTACGGTGCCGTCCAGCTCGGCAACTGCACCCTTCGCCCGGTTCACCCGGTCGAGCGTCTTGCGTCCCCGCTCGGTCCCGGCCGCCTTCTCCTGCACCTCGGCATGGCCCATGCGCCACGTCTGCGTGCTGACCCGGCGGTCGCCGACGGCGTAGTGCACCTCGTTCCAGGCGGCGTACACGTCCTCCAGCAGCTCGTACCGCCGGTCCCAGACGGCGGCGAACAGCTCGTCCACCTCCGGCGGGGTCATGCCCTTGAGCTGCTGCGGGGTGGTCTGTTCGGCGTCCCTGATCGTCTTCACGCTTCTCTCTCCTTCCGTCCGGTGTGCACTGGGCGCCGGGAACCCGTGGACCCCCGGCGCCTCGAACGCACCGGCTCAGAACCGCTTGCCGTCCCAGTCGATGAACTTCTTCGGGTCGTACGACCGGATCCAGGCGAGTGCCGCCGCCTCGGCCACGGCCACGCGCTGCTCGTCCGTTCCGGGCCCGATGAACGAGTCCAGCGACTCGTGCTTGATCTCCGACCAGGTCGGGTCCCACTCGTCGGCGTCCCCGGCGGCGTCGTCGTCGATCTCGAACCAGACCTGCGACTCGATCCCGAGGTTGCCCAGGTCCGGGCCGTAGCCCATGTGGACCTCGATCGATCCGACCTTCGCCTCGATCGGCCGCTCGGGGGCGTGGGCGTAGGCGTACACCGTGACCCGGGCGCCGGGGTAGTCCGGGTTCACGAACCGGACGCTGGCCGCCTTCCCGATCTGCGTGTCACCGCCCACGTCGCCGTCGTCCGACCAGACCTGACCGTGCTGCGTCCACTCACCCATGATCTTCTGCCTCTCCGTCGTCCTGGTCTCAGTCCCGGGGGCCCGGCTGCTGCGGGACCTTCGGCGTCTGCGGCGGGGGCGTCTGGGGCCCCGGCTGCTGCGGGATGCGGCCCGTGACGACGGGCGTGGCCAGCCGGTTCACGGTGCACGGGTTCGAGCACTGCGACGTGCACGAGTGGTTCCATTCGGCGCGGATCTCGATCGTTCCGTTCAGCTCCGGCGCCCGTTCCTTCGTGAGCGTGAGGGTCACGTCCCACTCCCTTCTCTCAGTGCCTGACGGCCTCGGTCCAGCTCTCCCGGGTGCGGATCAGCGTCCCCTCCCGGTCGAACTGAAGAATGTCCACCTGGTTCTCGTTGAGGAACTTCCCGTCCAGGGAGTCCCGTACGGCGGTCGCCTTCCCGGCGACGATCTCCTCGCCGTCCTTCATGCGGATGGCCTCAACGAGGTACCGCATGGGGTAGTTCTCGGCAGCACCCGGAACCCCGCACATCCAGGTCCAGTGCAGCAGCGCCGCATGTGCGGCCCATGTACCGCTGGCCCCGTACCGGAAGGTGATCAGCCCTTCCAGGGTCTGCGACCACGCTTCCCCGTGCTGCCGGGTGAACCGCACCCGCCAGACGTCCTGTTCGTGCATGCCTCTCCCTTCCGAGGGGGCGGCCGGTCTCCCGGCCACCCCGAGCGGCGCCGTCGGCCCGCTACTTCTTGTCGGCGTCCATCGCCGCCGCGTTCTCCGGGGTGACCGCGATGGCCTCCGGCGGCGGCTGGTCGGCCGGAACCGGAACGTTGATCATGTCCGGCATCTCGGGCTTCTCCTGCGTCATGCTCTTCTCCCTCTTCCGGGGTCAGTTCTCTGTCATCGGGATCGTGCTGTCGCCCGGCGGGTCAGCCGTTCAGCCTCCGTAGGATCTCGTCGGCCTCCCGGCCCGCCTTCTCCCACTCGTCCTCGCTCATCACGATCACCTCCCTTCCGCTCACACCGCTCACGAGCGGCGCTCTCGGGCCCCCGGCCGAAGCCGATTGCCCTGGGGCGCATCCCGTCAGGCCGGAGCGGAACCGCTGCGGATCAGGCTGGACACGAAGTCCAGCAGCTCGGCCGCGTCGGTCGGCAGCTCACCACCCGGGGCCAGCTTCTTCAGCAGCTCGACCGTCAGGTGCTCGGCCTGGTCCCGGCGCAAGGCGGTCACCGGGGCCGTGGTCCCGTAGTGGCCGGGGTACGGGAACGCGAAGTCGCCGCTCCCGCACAGGTCACCGATGATGATGTCGAATCGGTGTCCCTGCATGCTCCGCTCGTTGCGCTGCCGGACGTGCGGCTTCGCGCGCTCCAGGTATTCCTCCGGCGTGGCCACCCATGCACGGCCCTTGTTCAGGCCCTCACTCGTCAGCATCTTCTCCCTCTCCGTCCGCTCGTTCGAGCGACACTCCCGGGTGACCGGCCGAAGCCGGTCACCCTAGGGCGCCTCCCGTTCAGAGGTTCGCACCGCACAGGTGGCACGCCTTGCCGTCACCGTGGGCACCCCGGCCGTGGCCGATCCCGAACCGGCTGACTGTCTTCTTCAGCCGTTCCTCCTTCACGCCGACCAGCGGGTTGTTCCCGACGCTGTACAGCGTGTACGCCACCAGGGCCGGACCGCCGTCCTCGATCACGGCGTCGTACCCCCGCACGTAGCCGCTCAGGAACGGCAGGCGCAGGGCCGACGGGGATCCGGGGTCGATGTCGATCGTGACGTGGTCGCCGTCCTGGTAGACCAGTTCCGTACCGTCAGGCAGGGTCCAGTTCTCGCCGCTCACAGGGGGTCCTCCTCCACCGAAAGGCTGGTACCGAAGCTGATCGTGCATTCGTACGTGCGGGGGTCGTCCCAGTTACCGGACCGCTCGAACTGGAGCACCAGATCCGGAGCGTTCACCTCGGCACACAGGGCCTGCGCATCAGCCATCGCCAGGGCCCGAGCGCGGGCACTCACGTACGCCCCGTCCGCCGGGCCGCTCACCTTGATGTCGAAGCCGAACCAGTACGGCCCGACGTGGCCCGGCGGCCTGCCCCGGATGACCCGGGTCACCGTGAGCGGGGCGATCTCCCGCGTCTCCCGCTTCACGCCTTGGCCTCCTCGGCGTACGGGGCGAACGCCTCACGGGCCGCCTCCTCGGCGTACTCCCGGCCGATGTAACCCCAGCATGAGTCGACGTGCTCCCACTCGCGGGTCTCGTCGTCCAGCTCCGGGTCGTCGCGGTCCTCGGCGTCCCGGGGAATGCGGGTCACGTCCTTCTCGACGATGTGCCCGTACACCTCACCCTCGGCCCACCGCTGGTACTCGGTCTGCTCCGACTCGATGACCTTCTCGGCGGGCCACGTCGTCTCGGCCAGCTTCCCCGGCATCACGTACCACAGCGACCAGGCGCCGTCGTGCGGCCGGTGCTCGACGACGGTGGCGCCGTGGAAGATCCGGGCCCACCGGGTGAAGACCGGGACGGCGTCCACGTACCGGTCCTCGATCCGCTCCCACCCCTCGGCCAGCGGGCCGCCGTCCTTGTCGACGTCGATGTACCGCTGACCCTTCGGCGTGATCACGTTCGTCAGGTTGCAGTCCTGCTCGGTGCGGGGGTTGCAGTCCTGCGAGTCCTGCTGAACAACCACACGCACCCGGTACCGGCCCGCCGTCTCCAGCACGTCCATCTCGGTCATCCCGTTCTCCTTCTCCGTTCCGGCATCGCCCGATCAGCGACACTCCCGGGCCCCCGGCATCGGCCGGGAACCCTAGGGCGTCTCCGCTCAGTTGAAGGGCGTCAGCTCCAGTCGCCCGTTCTCCACGACCAGGGGGCGCATCGGCTCCCGGTCGGCCTCGGGGTTGTGCCCCCGGTCCTCGCACTCGCAGCCCTCGCCGTGCGCGAGGAAGTCGCCGCACCCGTAGCACCAGATGCAGGACGACGGGTCGTCCAGCGGCTTGACCGTGATCCGGACCGGCTCACCCTCGACCTCGACCACGAACCGGTCCCCGGCGAACACCTCGTCCCGGACGATGCCGAGACCGAGGTTCAGGATGCGCTCCCGGCACTCGTCGAACCCGCAGCACTCGTACAGGGTGTGCGTGGAGCCGTTCGAGTAGATCTCGATCTGCACCTCTTCGCCGTTCTCGGTCTGCCGGGTCAGCTTCACGCCGTTCCGATCAACCGGCACGGCGTCATGCGGGTATCGTCCCCGGCTCCCGTCCGGGTGCACGTGAACGACCTCGCCGCCCATGTCGTGCTCGACCGTGGCCAGTTCACCGTCCCCGATCTCGACCCGGTCGCCCCGGTCGAACATCTGGATTCCGCGCAGCACCTGAGCCATGTCACTTCTCCTCTTCCGTCACGTCCCACGTGAGCAGGAACGTTGCGAACCGGGGGTTATCCGGTCCCTCGTACCGAGCGTTCTCCTTGTTCGCCCATCCGGTGCGCTCCACGGCGGCCGGTGCGTCCCGGAAGGACCACACCCCGTCGTACTCGCTCCCGCCCACGTCGTTGACCGTGGGCTTGGTCCAGATGGTGTACTCCGTGGCCGAACTGCACACGAAGGCGTAGGCCCCGGCATCCGGGGTCCCGGTGCTCTCGTCGGCGGGTCGAATCTGCCGGGTGACCCGGTACAGCGTGTCCCCGGCGCGCTTGTCGCCCGCCACGGCCGCCTCCCAGCTCTCGTACACGAACGGGCCGACCATGTCGCCGTCCCGCCCCTGCGACAGGTGGACCAGGCCCCAGGCCATCCCGGGGTTCGGAGCCCACGTGTACCGGATCAGTTCCCCTTGCATCCCGCCGCTCCCGTCAGTAGCTGTAGCCCTCGATGGTGGCCCGCTCGTACGCGCCGCCGTCCGACCTGGTCCACGAGGACAGCTCGTCGGCGACGTACTCCGAGGCGTCGTTGAAGTTCTTCGGGAACCCCTCGCCGTCCAGGTCGCCGTTCGTGCTGATCACCGCGACGGTGCCGTTGTTGCCGCTCTCGTCGGTGAAGTCCCGGCCCTTCTCGGCCGCCGCCTTGATCTCGTCGGCGTGCTCGTCCCAGAAGTCGCGCCGGATGACCTCGATGTACTCCGTGTCGACGGTCCACACGGCCGCCCACGACTCCGTCAGGGCAACGCCGATCTCGTTCTCACCGTCGGTGACGTACGTCCCCATGTTCTTCTCCCTCTCCGATTCAACTCACCGTCCGACACGGCACGTCAGCGGCCGATCCCGGAGGACCGGCCGCTCCCGAACCCGTCGGCCTAGGCCAGACTAGCGGCACCGTGCACGGGCCGCCACCCGGACGTCAGTTCCGTCCGGACTCGTACCACCCGAGCACCGTACGACTGCCGTCGTCCTGCTCGGTCTGACTCCACACGATCGACACCGCGCCGATCTCCCGGCCGCTCGAACCGTCGGGAAGCTGCGCCCGCAGCGGGCCGCCGCGCACGGCCATCCCGGCGCTCACGCACGGGGCCAGCTCCGAGGCGAGGCGGATCTGTGTGATCGGCTCCGCCCGCACGTCCCAGTCCTCGTTCAGCTTGTCGTACGACGTCGCCGGGTATCGTCCCGTGGTCATCGGCCCCTCTTCTCGTTCAGCCATGCGGCGGGCGGCTGGAAGGTGTACGTGCGGCTGACGTATCGCACGCCCGCCGTGGTGCGGCTCGTCGTCCCGGTCGGCACGGTGTACCGCCGGGCGGTGAGCCCGTCGATCTCCATGCCGTCCCAGTCCAGGCGCATGGTCGGGAAGCTGCGCCCCTGACTGGACCACGGGCGCTTCGGCCGCAGGATCAGACCGTCGGCGTCGATCTTCTCGATCTTGACGATGTCCCGGCTCTCCGAAGAGTGCATGTGGTCGGTGATGACCACGTTCCAGTCCTCGGCGACGTCCTCGGGCAGGTTCACGCCTTGTCTCCCTTCAGCACGTCGCGCTCGGCGACGTGGCCGTACGTGATGGCCGGGGGCTTGGCGTTGAAGTGACGGAACAGGTGGTCGTTCGACCGGGCGATGTACGCGTTCAGCGCCCGCTGCTCGTCGAAGGTGTACGTCCCGTTGCTCACCTCGCCGTACGGGTCGACGGTGTAGACCACGTACTCCCGCTTGTGGTCGGTCCACGCCAGGGCCGTGCCGATGCGGTGCTCTCCGCCGCCCCCGCCGTGGGCGTACTGCACGGCCAGCACGATGGAGCCGACGCCGACGATGTCACCGCACTTGACCGTGCGGTATCCGCGCTGCGAGTCGAGCACGGCGATCAGTTCGTCCCGCTCTTCGTCGTTCAGCACCACGTGCTCGGTCTGCGTCCACGACGGGTGGCCCTCGTCGGGCACGGTCGCCTTGCCGATGCGCAGTACGGCGTTCCCGCTCGGCGACTGCTCCACCGAACCGATCACGCTCGGGTTCGGCGCGTACTCCGACGGCCCCAGGGCCAGCCCCAGGATCCTCTTCAGCTTCTTGATCACGTCTTCGTCCCTTCCGTCCGTCACGTCCCACCGTGGGACACAGGCGCGCACGAGCCCCCTCCCGTGCGCCCCTGAATCACGCGGTGATCACAGGTGGTCCGGGATCTCGATCCCGTGCTCTTCGAGCAGCGCCCGCAGACCGGCGACCTCGGTCCGGTGGTTCTGCTCCCGGCGGGCGGCGTTGTCCCGGGCGTACGACTCGGCCACCAGCACGGCCACCTCGGGGTCGCAGTCCTCCAGGTCACCGGCCGTCAGGCCGACCTCCCGCTCGTACCCCGGGTTCTCCTCCCGGTACTGCATGTCCCGCATGTCGTCATACGATCCGTGCATCTCGTCACCTCACCACTTGAACTTGTCGAACCAGATCAGGGTCCCGCCCGCGCGGATCTCCCCGCAGACCTCGCCCTCGCCCGTGCCGTACTTCGTGTACCAGCGTTCGAAGTCCTCGGGGGAGTTGAACCCCTCCCACTCCGTGAGCGCCGGGTTCTCGTCGTCCGGGCCGATGTAGTCGTTCTCGGCGTAGTCCCGGGCCAGCTCTTCGAAGTCGTCGAAGGTCTCGCCCCGGTAGGACTCGATCACCTTGCGCAGGTCGGCCGGAGTGAGGGTTTCCCGGTCCTCCTGGTCGAGCACGGCCAGCGCCCCGTCGATGACGTTCTCCGTGACGATCTCACCCGTGTCCTCCCGGACGTTGTCCGGGTTGACGGGCTTGCCGTACAGCTCGTCACACAGCCACGCTCCGAGGGCACCCAGCTCTCCGCCGTTCCACTCCCGGGTGTCAGTGGGGCAGAACTCCGCCACCTCTGCCACCTCCAGGGCCTCACGCCACAGGCTCAGCGGGTACGTGTTCTCGTCCTTGATCTGAATGTCGGTCACTTGCCGATCTCCCTTCCGTGGTCCACGGTGGGGCACCCGGTCTCCCGGATGCCCGCCCGAAGCACGCGGATGGTCAGCGGCGCACGCACGACCCGTCGCAGTAGGTCGTCTCGCCCATCCCGACGTTCGGGTTCATCAGATCGGCGTCCTCCCCGGCGTGACCCTCGCACGGGTTGTGATCGGCGCACCGCCTGACCAGGACGATGTTCCCGGCCGCGTCCGTGTCGACCTCGCACC